CCAAGACTCAATTCAAGCCCATTGACTGTATCAACAGTTAATGCGTTTGCAGTCAGATCATTTACTGTCGTATCACCCGAAGAATCAATTGTCAGCGCAGTGCTTGTGGCGTTATCATCTATGCCTGTAGAAGAAAAATCAGTAAGAGGATAGTCCAGATCTGCTGATACAATTGTATTTGCAGGAATTCCTAGAGAATTAATAGTAGTGCGAGCCATTAGAGAGCCTCAGCTAACATTAGGCCCATTGTAACAACGAGACCGCCTAGAAAAAGAATTGCAGCACCTGCAGCATGAATTATCTTGCCTTCGATGCGTGCAAGAGTTTCGTCGATTTCTTCTAAACGATTGAATGTGGTTTTCCAACGCTCTTCGCACTGAGCATCGTGACTTGCCATAAATAGTTCAAGTTCATGAACCTTATCTTCAATTTTCTCCATTTAGCAATTTGTCCATCAACTTTCCATAGTTGCCTTGGCCAAATGGAAGGCTACCATCATTTATTTGCACATTATTTTGAGTGCGAATATTGGTAGTTGCTTTTTCAGCATCCGCCTGGGCCTTGATCTCATCCATTCTCATCTTATGAGCCATTTGCAACAGGTCTGCCAAATCTTTATTTGAGTACATTCCTGTTTCTTGAGCTTCTTCGAGTTTGGATGCAATTATCTCATCTAAGGCCGCGGCAATATTATTTTTATTGCGAAAACCCATGTCAAGATAAACTGTGTCTATATACTTTTTAACTTCTCGCTTATTTAGAGCTTCTACAACCCTGTCCTCTGAAACTTGGAGATGCTGGCAAACGCCGCGAATATTCCCGAACTGCAAATATGAATTTGCAATTTCAAGTCCCTCTGGAGAAATTGTAGTTACTTCTTTACTCATAATGTGTATTCTACTTTAAAAAGGTTAAAATGTCAAGAATTAATTTTCAAAGGGGTAGAAAAAAAGGGGCACCGCCCCTTTTTTTATGCAGGAGGGTTATTTGTATCAATAACGGCCTGAAGTGCCGCAACTACTGTGGAGTCGTGGCCAATTGATGAAAGAAAGTCTACAAAGTACTGTGGTACATTCCACGCTGTACTTTGAGTAGTTTCATCAAAAGATATACGAACACTAGGATCTTCATTAGAAGAGTTTTTATTAAAATCAATCATGATTTTCTCCTTTTACTTGCGCTTAGTCACGCGGGGGTTGTTGGCTTTTCGGGCCAGTTAATTCCAGCTATTACGGTTGCATTAGCATTTGCTGCAGGAATATCTCTCAATTGCTGTCTGTAAGTTCGCCATTGCTGTTTTTCGGACTCTGTCAACGGGGCATCGGGTAGCTGACTCCAGTCAGACTCTGTCAGCAAAAAATTTCTTCTTTTTTTCATTGCATCCCAGAACGGTTCCGATTGAAAGTTCCATCTACCATTCTCCCAAGTATGAAAATCTGAAGGAAGACTCGGACGTGTAGTCCATTCTTCTCTCTCAAAGTCCCAAACATTGGTTTTTATAAACTCTACTGGGTTTTCATCATAAGAAATATGGACTGCTAAGTTTCCATTATAATATTCTCGATTTGTTATTAACGCATCAGTTCCAGGACTAGTAATATAGTCTATTTCTCCTGACGGTTTTACAAAAGCTACTTGTATCATTGTTTTAATCTCACTACTAAATACGGGTTATTCGCTATACCCGAATAAAAACTTGTTGAAAGAGGGTTGTTACTTTGGTCATTAGTATAAAAATTCTGTAAGAACTTAAGGCTGCCATCTGAGTCAAAAAGATATCCTACAAAAATTTCGAAACTTCCTCCGACTGAAAAAAGGTCGGCATAGCTTTGAGTGGTATTATTTATTAATACATAAATATCTGTGTTAGTTTTCCAGTTAATACTTTGAAATGTGGTAGTACTAGTACTAGCTACTCCCGAAAATAGAATATCAAAAGAATTCTCAAAACCTTCTGTTATTAAAAGAGTGGAATCTCCTGAAGAGTTAAATACCTCTAGGCCGTACTCCGAAGGCGTAGCTGGAGACACCTGATTTGACAATGTCGCATATTTATAAGTTGTACTAGGATTTCGAAATCCGCTATAATTTGTCATCCAATGCTCGCTCGCTGACTGAGTGGTATTACTATATGATACAAAGTTAGATATTGCGACTCCATATGGGCCTCCTGTATTTGTATTTGGTCGAGTGAACACTAAATTATCAGCTACATTAAAAGCAACTCTATTGCTTTCCGTAGATGTTAAAGTGGCCGTATTAGATAGTTTAACATTAGGGTACTCTTGATCGGAATCAATAATTGTTCTTCCATCCCCGTTTGTTACTTTAAGTCCATATGTCATAATTATCCGCTCTTAAATACCCGCCAATAGAATCCCCTTTCAGCATTATTTGTATCCCCCGCAGGATCCTCTTCAGTGTTATTCGTTATAGTAAAAGAGTTAGTGCTTATATTTACTGAAAATTTTGGTAAAAATAAAATATTAGTACTAGAATTATTAGTCCTAAAAACCGTAACAATTACATTCCAAGTATCGTCATCTGGTACTAATCCCGAAACCGAAATGGCACTGCTTGTAGTACCTTCTCCAGCTATATTAACAGGGCCTCCGCTATCAACAGAACGGGCTACCCTAGAATTACCATCTATTAAAGTATTACCAGCACTATTATTAATTTGTAGACCATAGACTCCTCCGGCTCCAGGGTCTCCTGTATCGGTATCGGTGTCCGTATCGACTCCTGTAGTTAATGTCCATAGCTCTACATGGCCGGACCCAGTAAAGGTAACTCTTATAGTTCTGGAAGTATTTTCTGCGCCTGAGGTTGTAAAAAGAATTGCTAAAGTATCCCCTTCTGTTATTGATTTATCACTATTGCTAAAAGCTCCGCCATTTACACTCGACTCAGCCCATAATACCGAACCATTATTAGCGTTTTGTCTAACTGTAACAGTCTCTGTTCCAGAAATTCCATTTATAGTTATTGTACTAGATTCGTACTCCGTATTTGTAGCTCTATCCGTATTTGGAATACTATCAGTAATTGTAAAATCTTGTATTCTTCCAATAGTAAACGTTGAGTTTGTTCCCGTACAATCTATGAAAGAATCAGTAGTTCCTGCTTCTCTAAACTGTACTTTATAGGATACAGTATCGCCTTCATCAGGTAGGTTTGCTAAAGAGATTGCAAGTGTGCCATTTCCTGTTCTAGTGCCTACAGTTGTGTCTGTAGTAGGAGGACTTCCATCACTATCAGCATCCGTAGACCCTGTTACTCTTATTCGATACTCAGTGTTATTATTTCCAGTAGCTATCGTTATGGTTTGAGACCCATCCGTAGGTGTAAGATTCTTTTTAGGAACTGTTACTGTAATATTACCGACAGGTGTAGTTCTTCTTCTAGCAAAAAATTCTGATAGATTAGTGTTGCTGGGATAAAATTTTGTACCATTTCCCCCTTGTGAAACTAGTTGGCGCCTCCAAAACTCATAGTCTACTCTATTTTCGAGAGTAGGTAGATCTCCAGGGTTGAAAAGAGTGTATGTATCTTGAGTATCTCCTACGGGCAAAAGGAATGATGCAATTGTATCACCTGCAATATCTCCATTGCTTGTTGTTCCGGAAACTACATCTATTCCGTACTGAGTTCGCATAGTAACATTCGTGAAAAAGAAAGCGGCAGATCCAGAAGAGTCATTTATATCAATAACGTTAGCAGTTCGGTTTCCTAATAAATCAAAAGTTACTGTTTCATTAACGTTATCTAATTCCTCAAGTAGTATTTCGTCATTGTTTGATATAAAATCTGGGCTTGCGTTTCCATTATCTTGGTTTAAAAATCCCCGTGCACTACCGCCAGAAGGGTTAAGAATTAACGTACTAGTAGTAGTAGTAATATTAGAGTAACTAGGCGTACTACCCGCTCCTGTTACTACACTAACTCGGCGTATTCCTACATATATTGTTTGCGCTACCTTAGTATATGTAGTATCTCCTGAAAAATAGAAACCATCTTTATTTAGACCTCCTGTATCTACATTGTACCACCCTGAAGGAGTGGAAGTAGAAGTGCTCCAAGCAAGCTGTAAGTTACCTGCGTCAGAAGCCGACCCAGTATCTGTTAGCAAAACATAGGGTATTAATAGACCATAATTAGTACTAGCCATTGCTACGCCTAGTACTCCTGTTGGTGAAACTAGTGCTGCTTCTCTGTCTATAAACGCAAATACAAGCGTAGTACCATCACTTTGGTCGAAACAAGATTCCCATATCCCTGTCCCATCGTCTACTTCGCGGACTCGTGTATACAAAAAATAATTTATTCCGGTTCCTGTTACTATATCGGAATTTGTTATTGTTCCAGAAAGAGAAGAATTTCCTGTCCCATAAGTAAAATAAATAACCTCACTAGCATTTCCAGGCGCATAACCATTATTTATTCTGTATTCCTGACTAGTTTCTGTTGTCGCTACTCCAAGAGAGGGGTTTGTGGTAGTATTATTGTTTGCGATTAAATAATTTTGAAAAGGTACGTCAAGATTCACAACTCCTGTTCCACTAAGAATAATTTGGCCCGTTGTACTATCTACAGCTACATAATCAGAGCGAGTAATAGTCCACTCAGTCTCATTATTTGGGTTATATATAGCGAGAGCGGTGCATTCATGCTCCGTAACTCCATCCCCTCCTAGGTTTGTCGGAATAATACAAGTAATTCTATAGCCGCAAGTATTTCCTGGCGTAGGTAACTGAGAAAATGAACAGCCTCCCCCTGTAGTAGCAGCGTCTGGTTCTGTTCCTGAAGCAACCTGATTGTATATAATTCCTGCAGTAGCTCCACCTTGTGTAGTACCACTTACAATTCTTCCTATATAAGTAGCTCCAGAAATTACTCCTGACCCCGATACTCTTACTTGCTCTTTTAACCCTATGTCATAAGCATTATATTTCTGGGCTCCAATTGTGGATGAAGCCTCAAGAGGAGAACCGACCCGAGCAACTACACTTGCAAAAGGTCCTGCCCTATAATTTCGTGTTACGTTAAAAGTCGTAGCATTAGAAGTATTACCATTTCCTCCCTTGCTCGTTGGTCGTCTAACTTGAATTCTAACGCTTGTGGCGGTGCCTCTAGGAAGATTTGTGGAATTTACTGTGGCATTATTACATACTAGATTAAAAGTAGTTGAAGTAACAGCCGTAAAATTCTCAAAGAGTACTCCTGTATTTGAGGTTAGTACTGCTCGTACCTCGTCTCCGATTTGAACTCCTGTAAGAGTAGTAGTAAAAGAGGACGCATCCCAAGTAATAGTAGGGCTAGATGCTGTGAAAGTTGTGTCTGCGGCAATTTGAGAAACTGTCAAGGTTCCTGTTGTACCGCTTGCATCTGTGTTATGCAGACCAACTTCTCTTATTTGAGCTTTTAATGTAAGAGGTCTTTCACTTCCTGTACCGTTATAAGTGTTATCTGCACTAAATACCTGCGTGATATTGTTACTTTCGTCTAAAAATCTATATTGGGTTGTAGACGCAGTATTTGTAGTACCACCACTTTCTCCGCACGTAAATACAAAGCTTCCATCAGTTTGATTGTTACTAGTAATACTTATAGAAGGTGTAGGGGCAACAACAGGTCTATATAAAGTTATACTATTGCTCGTGTCTTTAATACTCCCAGACGTGCTGCCGTATCTAGCAGTTACTCGAGCGGTGCTATCTCCATCGGTTTGATCTACACTATCTGCAGTTAAAGTAAGTGTTCCGCTTCCTCCAGAACCAAGCTGTCCGCTTTGGCTAGTAAATCCCCCTGATGTACTATTATAGTATAAAGTTCCATTATAGTTTGAACTCCAAGTAACACTAGCATCATCTCCTTCTGCCGTAGGGTTTGGTCCAAGAGACCCTAAACTTATAGTTACACTATTTGTTGTTACTGTAACAGTTTGTTGCTGTGTAGTACTCCCATTCGTAAGCCGACGTGCAAAAGTTACAGTGACCGACCCGGTGGAGACCCCGCTTCCGTCCAGCTCTGAGCTTAGACTTGTATTCCAAGTTGCCGTAGTGCCGTGTGCGATATCACCTGTCTGAGCGCCTGTGGAAGCTGCTTGCGTAAAACTATCTGGAGAGGGACCACTGATAATAGCTATAGGTCTTCCACCACCTAAGCAATAGATGTCTACATCTTCTTCTGGATTTGCATTGCCACTATCCGAAGCCGCATTAGCATCACTAACATTAACAGTGAAGGAAGCAGTCACTTAAAGATTACTCGGCTGGAGTATTAGAGTCTACTACCGTCTGAAGAGCAGAAACAGTTGCTGAGCTAAATCCTGCTGCCGCCAAAAAGTCAACCACATACTGAACAGTGGTCCACTCTGAAGAGTGTCGGCCTTCGTCGAAACGAACAGTAACTGAAGGAGCACCTTCTGTATTATCACCGCTGGCGTATTTTTGCATATCAATCATAATTTTTTCCTTTTATCCCCATTGCTCTGCGAAAGCGTTGGCGATTCCTTGGTAAGTTAATGAACGTTCTTTTGCGCGGTTAGGAGTGTTTGATGTGTTGTCCCGACCACAATCATATTGATTCGCCCACCTCTGATACTTGCGACCAGAGGGGGATTGAATTATTCGTGGTGGAATCTCATTGGTAGGTTCAAGTTTAGCCAAGCCCCTCATCCATAGCCCCGTCTTTTTGCTAGCATCATCTCCAAACATATAGGGATGAATATATTGGGGCTTGGGCATAAACTTGAGTCGAGTGTTGATACAACCGACTGGATTCTCAATAGCCACTTTTGGTATTGGTGCCTTCCAAAGGGTTGTAACAAATTCTAGCGCCTCTTCTGTTTTGAGTGCTCGCTCCGGTCTTTTCTTATTCCAGTGTAAGCCAGAAGATGCTAAATATGTACAGGGTGGATGAGCAATCATCAAGTCCCAGTTGTCATCTAATATGTCAAGGACATTGCCTTGATAGTGAGGGCCTTCACTCTCTGTCGGTAATATATCACACGACATAGCGAAATGCCCACGCGCAGTAAATGCGTCCCTAACTCTTCCTGAATATTCACAAGCTACCAATACTCTCATTTGATTCCTCGAATTTTAAGAGTATATTATAGCCTCATAGTACCTCGAATGTCAAGAAGTATTTTTTGAATCTATAGAAATAAAAGCCCGATAGCAAAGCCAATGTTGAGGCCGATGGAACACACAAGAACCATATCACGGGCAAAAGATTTTTCAACGTACTCAGTCATTAATTATTTAGTGGATTGTCTAGAATTGTCTGAATCTTGTTTTCTAGATCCTTTCGCAGTTCTCGAATGTCTTGGTCAAGTGTTCTCATTCTCTCGTTGACTTTCTGCTCCATCGCATATACATCGTCGCGAACCTCTCGCTGTGTATCTGCAGTCTTGTCGTCCACCCTTCGAGCAATATTTTCTACTTTGTCCATATCATCTACAAGATTGTCTTTTGTCTCATCTACTTTTGTTTCAAGACTCTCTACGAGCACAATCAAGCTTTCCATAGTCTCTTGCTGCACTGCGAGTTGCTGCTCAATGTGTGAAAGGTCAGGAGCTACATATTCTTCGATCTGGGTTTTCATATTTCTATAGTCATTGTAAAACTCAAATGCACCCCAGGCTGCGCCGCCCAGAGTAGAAAGAGCAGTAAGAACTATAAACATCTTACCGCCTTTAAATGTCATGCCTGCAAATTCGAATTCTGCCATTTTAGTTCTCGAATTTCAACGCTCTTAACTGTTGAATTTCTTGCTCAAGTTTCATTACTTCAAGTCTCTTTTTCCTCAACTCAAGCTGATACAATGTGTTACAGTTTAGTCTTTCTTTTGGTGCTCCAAGAGGTATAGTAATTTTTCCATATACACCAATATCTCTCATAAAATTATCATAATTATAGTTCATATAAGGATCCCCGGTTGCTAAATTATATGTTGGGTCTCCTTGATTTAATATACCTACAACTCCAAACTCTAGATTTGTAGAAGAACCAATGGCTGCTGAACACTCTAAGTCACCTGCTCTCATTCTATCGGATTGAAAAGATTGTGTAGTGTTTGGGATTGATAAATTCAAAGAGCTAGAGTCTGCAAACGCTTTTGCGCTTAAAAGAAAAATACTTATAATTATTAACGAATTTTTGAGCATATTCTTGTAGACACCAAGTTTTGGGGAAGTGAACTTTTCAAGAACTTTGAGCGAGAACAAATGTACACTGCATCTCCTAAAGACTCTTCCCGTATATAAATTGTTACCTTTACCCTTTCTAAATAGTTTACATTATAAATTTTATTATTTGATGCAAAAGGGACAGGCTTAAAATTTTCATCTGTTACTTCTATTTCGAAGTAAGTTACGTCTTTTCGCTTATTGAAAAGCATCATATCGGTTTGAATTACTCCATCTATATAAGATGGAACAAATATAGGATATGTAGGAGTCCAAGAGTGGGCACTTGCGTACCCACTACAAAGAACTAGCAGCAGTGCTATTACTTGGCGATGCAATTTGCTTCTACCATCGCGGTATAGTTACCGCCAGGGAAAGGGCGGTCGCCGCCGTACTCTGCTGTTGACTCCATTTCAAACCAAGTGCTTCCTGCAATTGTTAGGTTAAACTCTGTTGTATCATTGTACTTTACTTTATTTGTATTGTAGTCTGACATCAGAGGATCAGTAACTTCATAAACTGCTGCAGAACCTGTCCAAGCTACAACGTCATCGAGTGATGGACTTTCTGAGAATGAAGTTGGAGTAGTAATGACTGCCTTGTAGTAGTCTGCAAGAACTACATCATATCGAACAGTCGGAAGAACACCTCCGTCTACCACTGCAGTACTTAGCTTATCTGCGGTAGGGTTTCCATATACTCCAGAAGTTACTGGCACAACAATACAGTTACCATCTACAGTACCATTAATGGGAACATTTTCCGCATATACGCTTGCTGCAAAAAGGGCAACTGCACTTACCAAAAGTTTCTGAAACATTTAAGTCTCCTATCGCTTGAATTGGGATTGTACCAATTCGTTATGTAGTTTATCTTGAGCATAGCTCATTCGTCTCCCCCTACTCGACCGAACTAGTGAACGAACAATAGTTCTATTATCTTTCAGAGTTATAGTCTCTTCGTACTTTGTTGTAGGTAGTGGTGCTGTGTAAGAACTAGGTAAAACATTCATAGCATCTAACGCAGCTGCTGCGGCATTGTCCGAAGCTGCAAGAGCAGACTCTACCCCAATTCCCAACATCTCTTCGAGAGACTCTGTTTCTGGATCGTTTTCTCCGTCCTCTTTAACGCGCTCACGATCTTCTTGTTCTTCTTCCTCGTCCGCCATTACTGCTTTGCGGTCGATTTCATCTTGTATATAATCTTCATCAAGTGGATCTGCTACATCCGGTATTTCAGGGATCGGAGGTATGAATCCTTCACAGTCTGGAGAGGACTGTGGATTGAAGCAGGGGTCGAAACGAAAACTATATAAAACGGTTGCGTCTGTTACAGAGCCATCGCCGTCTACTTCAATTGAACCGTCTCCAAAACGATTTCCTAAAATATTTTGCAGCGGAATACTTTTTACAATTGTATTTGGAGGTAATCCACTCCAATCATCTGCAGATCGAAATATGTATTCTCCGGGATTTTGTGCATCTTCATTTTGCACATATACCCACATATCATCTTCTATATTCTTCACTGTTGTATAGCGGTAAAACACATTTGTAACTTCCAGCCCCATCTGCTGAGGCAGTACGTTAGTCATTACCCAATTATACCCGTCTGATGCCGCATTGAGCGACTGTCCAAAAACTATATCAGAGGAGTAAGAGAAGGGCGAGTAAAGCAGCAATACCGCCGCCAGCAGCCATCGTTTGTTTCTCTGTATCATTTGCAAACTCTTCTTCCGCAGACTTCTCTGCAGGCGCTTCGCCATTGTCTATTGCCCATCCTGCTTTTGCTTCTTCTCCAATCATTCCATTATATGGGCAAGGTGTTCCAGCATGCATCATTGCATCAAAAACTCTTTCGTCTTGACACATCATAGATACGGCAGCAACTTTCATGCCCATATCATAAAGTGTCTTTGCGTTTTTGAGTCTTTCGCAATTTTCATCAGTAAACTGCGTACCGGTCGAGATTCCAAGAATCTGAGTTTGAATCGCACCTGCTACTCCAAATGTACACAAGTCGGAGTTCGAGGTGTTAATCGTGGGAGATATTGCTGAAGGAGGGGGAGACTTTAGAGTTGTTGTAGTATTACCATTCGTAGTGATAGTGCTATCCGTAGTGCTTTCAGTACGAATTACTTCTTGCGCATTCGCTTCGGCTAGAAAAAGGCCAAAAAATATAATTATTATGCCTATAACTAAGCTTCTAATCAGACTTGCATCCAAGTTATCCATTTTTTAAGTTTTGGTAGTTTCCTACGCTTAGGTGAAAAAATCCTCCTTAGGTATTTTTTATGAATAAATTATACCGAGCTTGGAGTCAAATGTCAAGAAATTTTTTTAAGCACCCTTTCGGATTTGACAAAAATACACAAGTTGTACGTGAGGGGTAGCGCGCGCGAACCAAATGAGAATGAGTCTCATTACCGCCCCCCCATACAGCACAGACCCCTGGCGGTCAAGCAATTTTTTGTGACATATTACCATTTTTATCTGTTGAGGTCATGGCTCAGGATGGGTATACTAGGCACTTAATAAATGAGGAGGCTTTGCCATGATTTGTCAACTGTTATTTGCTCTTTTTTGCGTCACTCTTTTTTCGGTTGTGGGCGGAATTTTAATGGCAAATTATTTTCACGATTTGTGAAATATTACCCTTTACTTTCTTGGGACATTCTGGGATAATCTTTTCATCGGTTAGGGGATGGGCCTCTGCCGAAAACACTAAGGAGGGCATTATGCCTTACACTGAAAAGCAGGTTGCGGCACTGCAAAACGCCGCAAAGCAGCACGGTACGCTCAATGGGGAGCTTGCCGCCAAACTCGCAGCCGATCTCGGTCAGTCCAAGCGCAGCGTGATCGCAAAAATCAAGTCGCTGGATCTGCCCTACGCTGTAGCGGCAAAGCCCGTCAAGGGGACTCGCTCCACTAGCAAGGCCGAATATGTCGCGGCCATTGCCAAGGCACTTGACGCGGATGCGTCTACCCTTGCGGGTTTGGAGAAAGCTACCGCGCTTTCCCTTTCTGGCTTGTTGCAGGCGATCCGATGATTGTCTCGCTCGCCGCTTGGATCGGGGCCGTCTGCATGATGGCGGCCCCATTCATTATAGACACCGACGCGGGCAAGCTTTTGGCGATCGCTGGATTGTCCCTCTTGACCTTGCAAGCTATAGCCACTCGGTGTTATAATCTGGTTTTACTTAACATTGTCGGCATTGGAGGATATTTTTATGCGCTTTATCTATGATTTGGACCACACTGTGATTGACTCAAGTCACCGTCAAGCTACTTTGTCAAATGGTGATCTTGACCTTGCACACTGGATTGAAAACAGCACACCCGAAAAGATAGCGGGAGACAAACTGCTACCGCTTGCGGATCACTGGAAAACTCAACGCGCTCGCGGTGCTGAAATCGTCGTCTGCACTGCTCGCGTTATGGGGGAAGCGGACTATCGGTTTCTAGCGGATCACGGACTGGTTTGGGATGGCATGATTTGCCGCACTGAGGGTGACAACTCTCGTGATGCGATACTAAAAGAGCGCGGTTTGCGAAACTATGCGGCTTGCGCTGGTATATCTTGGGCGCGATTTGTCCGGTTTTCTATCATGCTCGACGATAACCAAACCGTGATACAGCACTTGACGGCTCGCGGACTGCGGGTTTATAATGCACTGGAATTAAACGCGAGGGCGGCAGCATGAATAACGCAAAAACTTTTCTGGTTCTGGACACTGAGACGGTCGGTCTTGAGGGTCACGTTTACGATATCGCCTGGGCGATTTGCAACAAGCGTGGTGAGGTTGTGCACACTCGCAACCATTTGGTGCGCGAAAACTTCACCAACCCCAAGCGCATGATGGGCGCATTTTATGCGGGAAAACTGTTTTCCCACTATGCGGAGATGTTGCAGGCTGGTGCTGTTACGCTGTTGCCTTGGGCTGAAATCTGCGCTCTGCTGGTTGCGGATTTCGAGGCTTTCGATGTTGATGTTGTTTGCGCTTATAACGCGGGTTTTGACCTGCGCGTTATTCGCCAGACCCACGCTGATCTAGGCAATGGTGGGAAGGTATTGCCTCGCGCTTGTGATGTGCTGGACATCTGGCAATTCGCCTGTGAAACCAAACTTTCACAAAAGCAATACCGCAACCTTGCACTCGCACAAGGTTGGGTATCGCCTGCTGGCAACATCAAAACGGGCGCGGAGTTTGCCTACCGTTTTGTTGGAGGTGACTGGGCTTTTGTCGAGGACCACACTGCGCTGTCGGATGTGTTGATCGAGGTTGCGATTCTGGCCGAGTGTTTCCGCCAGAAAAAATCTGTTCCCTACAATGTGGTAAACGGCCAGCCGTGGCGGTTGGTCAATCCGAAAGCTGGCGACGATGCCAACGTGCACGGCTCCAAGGTCGCGTAATGTTCCACGTGGAACAGACCTGGGCCACGTCGCTACCTGCCTCCGGCCAGGCCGCGCTAAATTCGCTTGACATGGTGATTTTGGCGCGGCCGCGCCAGTAGTAGTACGACGACGATTTCTTTTGGTGGTACCTGGACGGGTGTGACCAAATTTGTGCGAATTGCTTAGTCTTTTTTAAGCTGCGCCGATTATAGTACAGTACCGATGCGATGTCAAGTGTTTTTTGCGGGTGCGGACCAAATTATTTTAATTTGTCTTGGTCTTGTAAAAGCGCCGCGCCGATTATACAGTAGTACGCCGACGATGTCAAGTACTTTTTGCACAATTCCCCAAAATAATTTGACGCGCAAGTCTCTCTTAGACCCCGTGCCCAACCCTGGTATTATATCATAACCCAGGCGGGGTTGTCAAGGGTTTTTTCGATTCGGCCTGGAATTTGCGCCAAGTTATTCGACCCCGAGGCGGCGCCGATTATACAGTAGTATTGCGACGATGTCAAGTACTTTTTGGGGTAATTCTGCATAATTTTAGAAGTAGAAGTCTGTGCGGGGTTGTGGTAAGATAAATTACGAAAATTTTGGACAATTGGAGAAAATAATTCTTGACACGCCGAGGTCGTGTGCGGCCCCCCGGAATTCGTTTGCGTTAACCTGGCGACCAATCCGGAAAAAGTTCTTGACAAAGTGCTCAGATGCGCGTATAATAGTTACCATAAATCGGAGGACTATGCATGAACGATACACAATTAGAAGCCTATAGCTTGTACGCAGGTATGCGTTTAGACGGTATGTCTAAGCTGGATGCATTCCTGTATACTATACAGTTGCTGCTTCCAAAGGAGGAGTACCCCAACGGATACGATGATGGTGCAATCGAATTATACTGGTGGCTGCGGGAGAAAGCAAAACTTGACGACTAAAGTAAAGTACATAACAAAAGCAAAAAATACATGGACTAAGCGTAAGCGACACCTTGTACGTCATGCTTTTCACTATGCTTTTCGTAAGATGAATCTCTACAAACTTGATGTGCATATTGATTTTCGCCTAGTAGGGACGCCTTATGCCTCAGGTTCATGCATAGATGCTGATGATAAGTATATTGTGCATATTGACGGGTATCAAGACGAACACGATATAGTGGAAACTCTGTTCCATGAGTTGCAGCACGTAATTCAATACGCTATGGGCTATTTGCGAGACGAGGACGAAACTCGAGTATACTGGCTGGGTAGTTGGTATACTGGCGATTTCCAAGATACTGACAGCTTAGAGTACTGGAATGCACCTTGGGAAGTAGAAGCTCGAAAGGTTGGGAAAAGACTTCAAAAGAATTACTACCAAAGTTAAAAAAGTTGTTGACAAGATGCTAAAACTGTTCTATAATATATTTTCAAAAGTTGGGAAACAAACATTTTCGGGAGAAAAATTTATGTCTGAAGCTACTAAAGTTGTAAACTACACTGACGAAATGGTTGATGCTATCGTTGCTGAGTACGAAGCTGCCCCAGTTCGTGACACTGTTGACGCGCTGGCTGAGCGTTTCGGCAAGACCCCTCGCTCTATCATCGCTAAGCTGTCTACGCTTGGTATCTACAAGGCTCCTGCTCGTGTCACTAAGACTGGCAAGCCCGTAGTTAAGAAGGAAGCTCTGGTCGCTGAGATCGTTGCTGCCGTCGGTGTTGAACTGCCTTCCCTAGTCAAGGCTAACAAGCAAGACTTGGAAGCACTCGTTGCAGCTCTTGGCTCTAGCAGCTAAGAGTTGTAGCCCAGGAGGTAGCCCATCTGCCTCCTGTTTCTTTTGTAAGTGCATTTGCTAAGTGTGCTTTCAAAAGGAGGATGCCATGAAAAACAATTTTGTTGCTAAAAATGCACATAAGTTCAACCGTGCAAACGTCATGGTTGATCGTAAGAAAGCTGCCAAAAAGTCTGGGTATGAACAAGACCAGGCCTGGCATTCTTTGGGGGAGTTTGAGCATAGTATCATACTCGAATATTATGAAGCAGGCAATTGGGCTGGCTTAGAGGCTTATTGTAGTTGTGTGCTGCATCTGACCTCTGGTCAGTATCAAAGCCTTCTTCAGAGTTTGCGGGAGGGAATATCCTAATGGAGTTTAGCGCATCACAAGGTCCCTGGAAGACGGTGATTGCCACACAAGCCGACAACAGGGTGGCTGTGATCCGCAAGATACCACACCAAGGATTCCAAGTCACCATGGAGAATGGTGCACGTTGGCAAGGACAGTTTGGTGAGACCAATGTGGCATTTTTTCCAAGTCTCAGTAAGGCAAAGAAATTTGTAATGGAGGAAGCATAATGGATGATGAAATGAAAATAGAAGGACTTCAACTGATTTTTGCTGACAATGGCGTAATTGTTGAATTTGATGGAAGAAATGCTGCTGGGGACTGGTGTAAGCGGAAAGAAGTATTTCCTACTTGGATTACTGCTTTTGAGCGTGCAAATACTGTCTGGGAGTCACGTTTCGATGGATCTGTTTTTCAAAGGATTGATATTGACCAATAAAAAAATAGTTCTTGACTTTTTGTGGTTTTTCAAAGTATAATATCTTTTCAAATTTGGGGAAGCCAAGGACGCTTAAAGCGCACATCGCTCGCGATAAGGCAGTAAAGATCCCGGTGAAAGTTGACTAGCCTATCCGGAGCCCCAACCCTTATTCTTGCAAGCCGTCATGCTTGCATAAGCCCTCAGTAGCTATGAGGTGTGGTAATAGCTCAGCACCACAATAATCAAACTGCGGCTAGTTAGTGTAGTAACTATATACTCACCCGGATGGAGCAAGCGGTATATTGTATCCTCCAGTATTCTTTTAATGGCAGTTGTTTACTGGGTCATCAAAAAACAAAAGCGGTCGTTGCGGAACTCATGAGACGTAACGAGGTATGACAGAGGCAGGAGCATACCATTTTCAAGTGTTATAAGAAATAGGGTCTACCTACTTAGACCCGCGAAGGAAGTAGGGGGTTGGTAAACCAATAAAACTACCCTCAAATGGTCGGAGAGTTAACTGCTCTTCGGCCATTTTTTATGCGTGATTGAAAATAATTCTTGACATTTTTCTCAAAGTATGAGAGAATTATAAGAGTAAAAATTTGGGGAGAAAATTCTATGCTGAAATACGCAACGTACCTAGTAGGAGATAACTTATGGGAGAAATAATCGATTTTGCATCACGCAAGCGAACTCCAAAAGATCCAGAAACACGAGCATTGATGGATAAACTCCATACACTGCAAGATACTCTGGGTGAGATTTGGGGACACTTAGATGATGCCTATGCTAATCTTAATTTCATGGAAGAAGAATGTGGCAAGTTAGAAAAGTTCTATGACGAAGTAGTCCTGGAGCTTGCTAGGAAAATTGGTGGTGAAAACATTCCCGTCGAGTTTCTAAACTACTCTAAAAATGTAGTACCAGAACTGCAATCAGATGGTACCTACAAGATGGTTATTAAAGAACCAGAACTGGAAATTATTTTTACACCCGACGAGGACTAAGTAGTGAATTATACAAAAGATCAAACTGAGTATATGATCGAGCGGTACAAAACCAATCCATCAAGGAATACGGTAGAGGAGCTAGCAGATGAATTCAGTAAAAGTGTTAAATCAGTCATTGGCAAACTATCACGCGAAGGCGTGTATCGCCGCGAGGTCTATAAGACTAAGGCTGGCGAGAACCCTATTACTAAAGTGGAGATTGTTGAAAGTATTGCCGAATGTTTGGGACTTGAGAGTGAGTCTCTGGCTGGTCTCGAGAAAGCTCCAAAAGCAACTCTCAAAACAATCGAGAAAGTCCTATCAGAGTGAAAAAGTGGTGGAGAATCTGGGCAAGGAGCCTGGGAGAAAAAGTAAGTAACTCTGCAACGGAGAGTGATGTGGTGGCGGGCATTAGAACGTTCTGGTGGCTGCTACACGTCATTACTTGCTTCTTTATTATAGCAGGAAATGCTAAATCCCTAGGACTCTGGTAATCCTTAACAGGGGTCTCAACGGGGTCATAGCAAATAGCAATATAGCAAATCTATTGAACTCTAGAAAAATTCTATTCAACTCTAGAAAAATTCTATCAAAACCATCAGCCCTAACGACAAATTTCCCAAAATCATTAAAAACCCATTAAAGTAGTTATTTTACGATTAAAAGCGGTTCATTCGAAATTGGGCCACGTTGAGTTGATTATTAAAAGACGAATTTTTAGTACGAATTAGAGGAAAGTTGAGGCGGGATCGTTAATGAGTTATTTGATTAACGGGGTCATTAACGATTGGTCGTAAGTGACACATAATTTGTACGATATTAGAATGAATCGTAGCGTGGTTATCGCTGACTTCTACATATCTTGCAGATATCCCGTGTAACCCAACGCCTTCGGCTTTAATGCTCCGGCGTTGGTTATGCACACAATAGCTGCATTATGTTTTGTCAGCATCTAGTTAGTGAGAAAAGCGATTGACCTCATTGCTTAACAATTAGTATATATTTTATCACACATTTTGGCATAAGTAAAGTATCTTTTTTGCCTAGGTCATCGAATAGTATTTATTAAAAAAGTTTTAGGAAACAAAAAAATATTCTACCATTCCAGGGTAGCATTATGAAAAAACTTCTTGACTTTTCGTTTTTACTTTGCTATAATATGTTTTAAGAAATGGGAGGTGTATATGATTGTAAGACGCGAAAACATTTTCACTGGTGTAGTACGAGCCATAGACATTGATGTAACTTATGAGCAGATTGAACGCTGGCATAATGGTGAGTTGATTCAAGATGTAATGCCTCATTTGTCAGTAGACGAACGCGAGTTTCTCATCTCTGGTATGATTCCAGAAGAATGGGATGCTTATATTTCAGAATGACCTATAAGTATGCAGTATGGTGCGACTTTGGTTTTGACATTGGACTTCTTAGCGCCTGGGAAGATTATTATGACGCGATTCGAGAGTGTGATAGCTTGAATCGCTACGACAAACAGTATCTTTATTATATTACCTTAGAAGGAGTAAGAATTTATGGCTAAAACACTTATCTACGACCCCGTTCTGACTCGTAAGTTTAAAATGGAAGCGAAGTATAAAGGTAAGAAAACTACCTCTCATGGTAGCTATCGTGCAAAGCGTAAGCCGAACTCGCCTCGAGTACGGTCATCATGAGTCGCGAAAACCAAGAAAATGGTTATAGTGAAGCAGCTCACATGAAGCTACATCTCGTTACGATGGAAAACCCAATTAGTGATTTTCGATATGTACTTGGTGTATTCAACACAGCGCGAAAAGCGGAGGTAGCGGCACAGTACGAACTTCAAAGACGAAGAGCCGTAGGAATGCCAAAGGGACTAACTCCGCGAATTACAAAAGTAGATGTAGATCGAATATACTCAGACTTAAATGTCGATGCACTAGAAAAAATGATTGAAAACCGAGCTTAGTCTCGGTTTTTTACATAGGTAGTAATATATGAAAACACTACTAATGAGTGATGTACATATTGGATTTAAATTCTCAAGAGCAAAAGATGCGGCTGACGTACTAGAGAATGAAAAGTTCGATAGACTAATACTTGTTGGTGATATATTTGATATTGAAAACATGATGAAGCGAGCATACTGGGACGAGCATCATACCGCATTTCTTAAAAAAGTTCTCAAGCTAGCAAAGAAGATTGAAGTTATTTATGTTATCGGTAATCATGATTATCCGTTGTTTCATTTACAGGAGTATACAGGCAAACTCGCCGGTATCAAATTGTGTAGACAGTACGAATATGAGTCTGGGGAAAAGAAAATAACTTGCGTTCACGGTGACCAGTTTGACTCTGTATCGCACAGGCTACAATCAGTCGGCGACTTCTTTTATAATCTACTTTTACACTTAAACACCTTCGTCGCTAGAATTCAAAAACTGTTTGGCATGAAATACTGGTCATTGAGCAAGTGGTGTAAGGATAAAGTTAAGAACACCATTAACAAAGCATTTTCAATTGATGACAAGTTGAGGCATCTAAACAATAGTGATGTTGTGGTGTACGGCCATACTCATATGCCTTATGTCTCTGATGATTTAGTTAATACAGGTACGTTTGTTGAAATAGCAACGTATGTCATTGAAAAAGACGGCGTATTTACGCTGCAGGATTTAGACAAATGTTAAAAAGTTTCGCATAAGAAGAAGGGGCTAACGCCCCTTTTTATTAGAACAAACAAATATCTTGTTCTTCTAGTTCTAGTTCTACTGGAGTAGAGAATTGAATACCGTGCTCCATTTCATGTAACTGACTGATTATCCAACGAGTACGAAGTATACTTTCTGCATTATTTGTAGGAGGGGGTCGCTGCTCTATAGGTTCTAAACAGAAACATCCACCCACCGTCCCAAGGCGTACAGACTGGCCAGTTTCCGGTATTTCACATCGTGCGTTGTAATCCGAAAATCTTCCTGTGGGTAAGTCTGCATACGACATGATGCTTCCGTATCCTCCCCACAATCCTTCGTAGTTTTCGTTGTCTGACTGGGGGTTATAGCCTGATAAGTTATACCCGAATGAGTATTCAAAGATACCAGGTTGATTCGCGTCTCTGTACTCATGTTGTGCCCCTAGTAGGTGACCTACTTCATGTGCAAATGTTTCATGTGCACGTTGGTAATATCTCGTAGTTGCATTCTCTTGGAAAGTGCTATTATGAAAACACTGAGTAATTCCTCTTGTTTTATCAATTCCTCGTGTTGCATCTAAGTTTGCAACTCCACAAGCAATAGGCTCTTCTGGCTTCTTCTTAAATAGAAAAGCTAAATCTGCTTCAGCTTCTCTTTGCCAATCATCTAATCCAGTAAATTCATATCTAGCATTAAAAAATGCAGCATATTGTCTGTATAAATCTCCTGGAGCTACATCTACCATTTTGATACCCGCCACTCTAACCAAGGTATAAGTACCCGATAGCATATACATATGGTTTAATTCAAATACTTGCTTATTTACAAACTCTTCAACTGTCATACCATCACGATCTTCCTCAGTAATATTTGTATCGAACACAATAAGCATATCTATGATAGCTCTTCCTGCGTGTTCTTCTCGAGGTTGATACGGAAAACTAACAGGGGTTCTTTGTTTTACACCATCACAGGTCATGTAATCATATCTAGAATCCCCAGTATCGGTTCTAGTAGTTGGGCACTCCTGGGGTATGGTCATTTGCGTAAAACAAGTTTGATCTAGGTGCACAGTACGTTCAGTATATGTACCACCCTCCCCATCTGCATAGTCCTGTAACCTATCTTCGGGCAGTAGGTGATTTATAGCTTCAAAATGAGAATCGTATTCTTCTGGCGTGAGTGTATCAGCACAGTATGCTTCGCCTAGAGCAGTGCCTTCTTCAGGATACGGTCTCCAACCACAGTCTTCTGAATTAGTTTCTACTATCTCGGTATACTCCCCGCCTTCACCGTCAGCAAAGTCTTGAACCTTATCAAAGTCGTCCAGGTTATTTAAAGTATTAAGTAGATTTAAAAATTGGCCCTGAGTAGCATTTGCACAATATGGATCGTTGAGAGGGGTGCTAAAGACAGGAGGGGGCTCATAGCCACACTGCTCGGAAGGATCCTCTACTGTTTCAGTGTAGGTTCCACCACTGCCATTGTGGTAGTTTTGAAGAAGGGCATATCCATCGCAGTAGGTAGCACCATCAGTGGTGCCAGATGCAGGATAAGAGGAGGTAGCTGTTACAGGGGTCTCAACGGGGTCGGAAGATCCTCCCCCGCTGCACGCAGTTAATACTAGAAAGGGTAGTGCTCTATAAAATATCTTCAATGGAAAGTACCGTGGACTTAATTACGTCCACAAGCTGCATTCCAGATTGCACAACATATCTTTCAGATTGTGGATTATTAAGTTCTTTGGGAAGTGTCCCAATTATTGTTAATTTTTCCCCTGTTCTGTAGTGTTTAAATACTATGCGTTTCTTGTTCATACACCCAAGATATCACTAAAGTCTGGAGCAAAAAAGTTCTCACTCTTCATTACTTTACCATCTTCACGATAAATTGCTTTACCGTCCGGACCGAGTTTACTCATATTACTTTCATGCACTTCGAGGAAGCACTCATTCAAGTCAATACCAAACGCGTGGCCTGCACCGTATATGACATACAAAAGATCGGTCAGAGCGTCTGCGACCTCAACCATATCTTTATTCTCAATCGCTTCTTCCAATTCTTCGTACTCTTCACGAATCAGTTCCAAGCGTAGTTCTCTTGTGGAGAAGTCAGGCCAATGGGGGTCACAATGGACCTCTTGTCCAAAACCTTCCATAAAATCTCCTACAAGTTCGAAATTACTTACACTTGCCATGCTTTGTTTGCTCCTTTTGCATACGCCGACGTTCTCGTTGTTTCGCGGCTTTCTTGGCTTTATGCCTTCGCACTGCGGGTTTTTCAAAGTATTCACGCTCACGATATTCAAAAACTACATCGCTGCACTTCTTTTTGAAAACTCTCAGTGCTTTGTCAACATTATTATTTCTAACTCTTACTTTCATTTTTCTTTTTTAAAATACCAACCCCGTTTACGAAGGTAGGTGACTTGTTTTCGAATTGAATTTGGACTACGGCCAGGCAGAATCTCAAGCAAATGCTCCATACTCAGAGTATAATAATAATCCCGAAGAATATGGCGTTCGGAATCTGACCAAGGCTGTTTGTCGTATTTTTTCATAGGATATATTATACGAAAAAATCAGTTGAATGTCAAGTACTTTTTTTGACGTATGTTCCTAACAACCAAAAAATTTTTCTTGACTTTCATACTTATATTTGATATAATTTGTGGGAAAATAAAGTTTAGCTTAATAAACTAAGTAAAAAATGGAGATAAGCCCTTGGATACAAATGTTGTTATATTTATCTTCTGCCTCATTGGGTGCGGAATACACTGTTGGAGGCTGGGTAAAATGGAAGGTATTGAAGGGACAGTTAAGTACTTCATAGACCAAGGATACATTGAGGTAGAAGAGCCAGATGTGGAATAAGATTAAAAATTGGTGGCTTACTTTTATCAAAGAGGAGTATGAGCTAACTATTTTCTTTCCTGGCAAAACAGAAATTCTCGGGGATGGTACTCGTGTAACGAGTGGCAATCCTAAAACCTACAGAGCAGGTGTTATCAAGAAAGTCACCCCAACTCATTTTATATTTGTTGATCTCGACGGGCGAAAGCACGAGATCAAAGTTGTAGACCCTGTAGGTTACAATCTTAAAAAGATTTATTAAGAGACCATCTCTATAACTGGAATTTAATCAACCAGACGCCGAAAGGGTCTAATAGCGTACCGAAATGGGCGCATAGGAGAAAACTATGAAATATCTAGTAGCAGGCTTATGCCTGATGTTTGGTACATCTGCGCTGGCAGATGACAATTATGACAGTCATTATAGTATTTGTAAAGCTCAGGCAAAGATTCAGTATGGAGTTGACGCCATTATCAAGCTGCATAAAATCAATCGTGATTCTGTCGAGTTAGTTGTCATCAAAGACGGCGAGACTATTGTTAGCTGTGATCGAGCGACTCTTGCTCTGTCAGAAGTTTAATAATAGACTGGGGGGCAGACATGACTAAGCAAATGATGAATATTAGTGACTTTCATAAATTCTTTTTGGGATTCGATCGCATTGATCCCGATTTCTTCTCAAATGCTCCGCTAGCGGGGTATCCTCGATACAATGTGCTGAAGGTAGGAGATGATGGCTATCGTGTAGAAGTCGCAGTTCCTGGCTGGGAAAAGGATGATATTGAAATCACCTTGCACAAATCCGAACTTCGTATCGAAGGAAAACAAAAACAAGAAGTAGAAGACGACGAAGAATTTATTTATAAAGGACTAAGTGGTAAGACTTTTACGCGAGTATTTAAAGTCGGACCCAACATTAAACTGGATGGGGCGTTTATGAAAAACGGTCTGTTGTGCATTGAGTTGCATGATGAAGTACCGGAGACTCAGAAACCGAGAGTTGTAGAGATTTATGACGCGTAAGCCCCTCTATCGTCCTTTAAACACTTATGGAATTTATCTATTAAGTTTATGGACAGCAATCACGATTACACTGTGTTTAATGTCACTAGCATAACTAATCCCCGCCTGATTTCTCAGGCGGGCTTTTGAGAACAATATGCCATACCTAATGATTTTATTGTTGATAGGTTCAATGGGCAGTGGAGCATTGTGGTATTATAAAGATACACAATCTACCATTGCAACTTTGCGAGAAAATAACTCTAAACTTATGATCGCAGCAAAAACAAATCAAGAAACTATCAACTCAATGGCTCGTGACTATGCACTCGCACAAGAAAATATCTTAGTATTGCAAAAGCGAGCAAAAGAAGCAGAAGCGTATCAAGACGAGCTTTCTGCTAAACTACGACGACACGACCTCACTGCTCTTACATTACAGAAGCCAGGTCTTATTGAAAAGAGAGTAAATAATGCTACAGCTAAAATCTTTGATGAGCTCGAAATTGATTCTGGTAAGCAGCCTCCTGCTACTGACTAGTGGGTGCACAAGTGTCGAACCCCAGGTAGTACTAAAAACAGATTATGTGGTAAAGGATATTCCAATTCAGCCACGACCAAAACCTCTTAATCTGCATAGAGTCAAGTGGTATGCAGTTACTCCAGAAAACATGGAAGAGTTTCTTACTCGATTCGAAGAAGAGTCAGGAATCAACGTATTTTTTGCAGTAAGTGTACCAGATTATGAAAATATGTCTTTGAATGTAGCAGAGCTACGAAGATATATTAACCAGCAGAAAGCTCTTATTGTATACTACGAAGAAAGTATTGAAACAATGATTAAAGAAACTCCGGAAGATACCGAGGAAGTAGTACAAGAAGGAACAATTAATAAATTGCTGGATTGGTAATGAAAAGGTAAGAATGGTAGTTCTTCCGGACGCTGAAAAGTGTAAATTTTTGGAGAAATACAATGGATTTAAAGAAGCTGTACGAGGAGATCAAGGCAGATGAAGGTGAAATCCTTGAAATCTATAAAGACCATTTGGGTTATGAAACTTTTGGTATAGGGCATTTAGTAGTTGAAGCCGATCCAGAACATGGACAGCCAGTAGGTACTCCAGTATCTGTAGAGCGAGTTCGAGAAGTGTTCGATAAAGATATTCAAACTTCTATTAACTACTGTGAGTCTCTCTTTGGTCAATGGCACAACTGGCCCGAAGAAGTACAGCTCATCATGGTCAATATGATGTTCAACATGGGGCCAACTCGTATGGCAAAGTTTAAGAATATGATAGGAGCCCTTTCCGTAAGAGACTGGAAGCAAGCTGCTTTAGAGGGGCGAGACTCTTTATGGTATCGTCAAGTCACAAATCGAGCAGAAAGACTTATGACTCGATTGGAGAATGTCTAAAATAAATCTTGACAAACTGCTTCGAATTTAGTATAATATATAAAATTATTCGGAGTACCTATGAACTTATTTTACCTCGACGACGACCTCGACAAGTGTGCAGAAGCTCACGTCGATAAACACATCGTCAAAATGCCCTTGGAAGTAGCCCAGATACTATGCACTTGTATCTGGATAGATAAAGTCCTGGGGTTTGTTCCTCGCGCTCTCACCAAAGAAGAGAATGCTATTCTGAATGAAGCGAAAGCTCCAGAGAAGCCTCTCAAGCCAGAAGAGCGTACTGTTACTCCCTACCTACCGATGATGTATAATCATCCATGCACAATTTGGGCACGCAGTTCACTTGATAACTTCGAGTGGACCCATTGTTATGGAAACGCACTGGGCGAGGAGTATCGTTACCGATATGGAAAACAACACAAATCAGTTACAGTCATTAATGAGCTACCAGAGCCTCAACGAATGGAGAGGCTTGGATTCACGACTTTCGGATTGGCAATGCCGGATGTACTCAAAGACTATGATAATCCTATACAGTCTTATCGTGACTATTATCATCTCGATAAGGCTACTTTTGCCGTTTGGTCTCACAGACCAAAACCCAGTTGGTGGTATGATGAACTCGCAGACTATGAGAAGAGGATTACAGCGAAATGAAAATTTATATAGGTAATTATCCGAAGTATCGTTGGTATCATCACTACTTGTATAAGTGGTTTGGTTATGCACCCGATCAGAAAAAGTATATTCATATTGACAAGTGGGATACTTGGTCGATGGACCATACCTTGGGTGAGATTGCTTACCCAATGCTTGTACAACTTCGTAAAGCCGCACACGGTGCTCCTTTCGTAGATCCTATAGATGTACCTGAGGATCTTCGTCCTAGCCATAAGGCAGAACATGATGCAGTAGATAATACTCATTTTGAACGCTGGAATTGGGTTCTTGATGAGATGATCTATGCCTTTGACTCTAAGATAAACAAGGATGACATCATGCTGCGTTTTGATGATATAGAGGACGCACGCGAAGAGCAGAATAGGATTAGTAATGGCTTTCTACTCTTTGGAAAATACTACGAAAATTTATGGGACTAAGTTATGAATAACTCAATTTTGGATTTAGAACAACAAATGTTACAATTTGCAAATGTCACTGATGATGTTGAAATGGTAACTCGATATTTCACAGAAGACCCGAAGTGGCAAGGAAGGGACGGCGAACTATGTGATGCCATTCTAAATAAGTTCGGTGCAATACAGCAATTGTACGAAATCAAGTTTCAGAATATGTGGGAGACATTTGAAGTAGTTTGTAAGGAGTATCATGAAAATAGAAATCGAGCTAACTACTGAAGAAAAGTGTAAACTCTGGCGCAAAATTTTGCTAATTCTTAAACCTAAGGAGAGAAAAGAAGTGCGCTGTGTTTGGGATTTAAACAATGAAGGATGATGATATTTGTCCTAATTGTGGAGAATATTTAGCGGGGGATGGTTATACCATTCCTCTTCACTGTATAAATCGTTCAGAGGAAGAGTGGTGGTATTCTGAACCAGATAGTGGGCCTTGGTATTGCGATGACACCTCAACAGATATTTGATTATAAACGCAGATGGATGCCGGGTTATCAAGTAATTGTTCACTCGGATTTGCGCGACCATGCAAAAGACTGGTGCAAGACTAGATTAGAAAAACACCAGTATGCAATTAAAACTTGGACTCATATTTATGCATTCACATACTGCTTCCAGCGACTAGAAATAGCCCAACAGTTTGAACAGGAATTTAAAAGTTGGGTAAACAAAGGAATTGATTAATGAATAAAGTAAGTTTAGTAGGAATTACCAAGCCAAGTGCAGCAACCGGCTGTCATACAGCCAATCAGCTGATTGCGTATACGGCTAGAGTAAGTAACCCCGAGAACCAAGAACATCACAAAAGCGCACCCCGTTTACTACGATACCTTATCAAGCACGGACACTGGTCGCCTTTTGAGATGGTGCATCTTACTATGGAAATAGTAACAACCCGAGATATTGCTCGTCAAATCTTACGGCATCGTAGTTTTAGTTTTCAAGAATTTAGTCAGCGATACGCAGTTCAAGAAAACTTTATTTTTCGTGCAGCAAGATTGCAAGACCCCAAGAATCGACAGAACAGCATTGAGCTGCAAGACGTGGAAGATTTCGGAAAGGGCGGCAACAAAACCTATGACGAAAGATTATATGAAAACTGGAACATGAAACAGGCGGATGTAATTCGACAAGCCAAAGAAGCATACCGGTGGGCACTGAATAATGGAATCGCCAAAGAACAGGCCCGCGCCGTTCTGCCCGAAGGAAATACAGAATCAACTCTTTACATGTCCGGTACTCTGCGTTCGTGGATTCATTACTGCGAACTGCGGCGAGGTCATGGCACTCAAAAAGAGCATATGGTTGTAGCAGGCCAATGCTGGAATATTATTACACAACATTTTCCCGATATAGCAGAAGCAGTAGAATGAGCGGAATTAAGTATGACGGCGAAAAGCCGGATATGTACCTCTTGCCGCCCCTAGCTACGCTAGAAGTAGGCAAAGTATTAACATATGGCGCAAATAAATACAGTCCAGACAATTGGAGAAAGTTAGATGCGCTACAAGAGAGATACACCAGCGCAGCAATGAGACATCTTCTTGCCCACATGAGTGGAGAAGCGAACGATGAAGAAACAAATATGTCTCATCTAGCACACGCAATTTGTTGTTTATTGTTTAAATTGGAGGATGAATTACTTGGCGAGAGTGAAGAAAAGAGATTACGAGAACCTGTCAGCATCGAATGTACAGAAAGTGATAACCCTCTTGAATCCCCCACTCGAGAGTGGGGTAAGTCCTATTACAAAAAAAGAAGCGTGCCAGATTTTAAATATTTCGTACAATACCACGAGACTGAATAAGATAATACAGGACTACGAGGACCGAGTAGCTTATGTACAATTACGAAAATCTCAAAATCGAGGTAAAGCAGCCTCAGACACAGAAATCGCAGAAGTCATTCGAGATTACCTACAAGGGGATTCAATATCAACCATTGCAAAGTCATTGTATCGTTCCCCGGGGTTTGTTAAAGCCATCGTGGAAAAAGTCGGTATCCCAAGTCGAGGCGTATCTAAAGAAGAACGGCTTTCTGTAGGATATCTACCAGAAGAGTGTGTAGCCGAAGAGTTTGTGGTGGGAGAGACTGTATGGTCTGCTCGCCATCACGCACCTGCAACTATTGAAGCAGAAATATCAGTAGACTATCAAGCTGAGAAAGCAGGCTTTCAAGATACGAACTACGAAAAGAAGTATGGAGCAAAATGCTATTCGATTTGGGTTCGAGAAGAGATCGACCAGGATAAAGAGTTTTGGGTAGCAGGTATTGAAACAGGGGGGTTCTCTTCGTTTGCTCTCTCATATGACCTGGGTAGTTTAAAGCATTTAGAAAAATACGGAGTTGACTTCTCACGTTTATAAAAATAGTTCTTGACAACTTCCTTATATTGAAGTATAATATATTTTCAAAATTAAGGAAGGCTATGTCTGACCGATTTTATCAGCAACAACTTAAATCACTGGGTGTATGCCCAGGTTCAACCAACAAAAAGAGGAAACGTAGAATGGCATGGGATGACGACAAAAAAGCTCAAGCGGTAGAAATGTACGAAGAGCAAGACCCCACACCTGAAACCAGCATGGAAATCGTAAAAGCTATCGCAGAGGAGCTAGACGAGTCACCCAACGGTGTTCGTATGATTCTTACCAAAGCTGGAGTATATGTAAAAAAGAGCCCGGCCTCTGGTTCCAAGCCTTCATCCAGTAATGGTACTGGGGGCGGTCGTGTATCTAAAGCAGCAGCTCAAGAAGCTCTTATCGCAGCTCTGTCTGATGCAGGTCAAGAAGTTGACGAAGATGTAGTATCAAAACTTACTGGCAAAGCTGCTCAATACTTTGCTGGTATTATTACGGCTATCGGCGCAAACTAAATAAATTTTTAGTATAACCACTTCCTTTCGGGGAAGTGGTTTTCTGCTATCTGAAGAAAGAACCTTAGAGTTCGGCAAAGTAAAAAATTTTACTGACCTGCTACCTAAGGAGTACTTGTGGATAAAAAAGAACTAGCAGACCTTGTAAACGAGCATGGTGACGCAATCATTACTTATCGGAGTGAGAACTCAAATAAGTTAAAGTATAATGTTTGCACCTTGGATTTTTCCACACCATACATACAAAAAAAGAAAAACAGAGCGAAAGAATCTGACGAGACGCTTCTCTTATTTTGTTGGGATACGGACTCGTATCGCCTTCTAAAACCTAACAATGTAACAAGTGTAGTACCATTGTCCTCGGTTTTACAGAACGAGGATTAGTTATGGAGCTATATCAAGCACCGGAGATGTATGAGCGTGTCATACACTACGACGAAGAAAAAGAAGTACAGATACGGCTTACAGTAAGTATCTTTAGGGGGACTGAATACTTACATCTTCGTAAGTATTACTTAGATTTCAACGAAAAGTGGAAACCTACACCAGAAGGTGTGGCAATGCCACTTGATTTCAACAATTCTAGAGAATTATTTGTAGGATTGACAGAGATATTATCTTTGGCTGAAAGTAAAGAAATTATAGAAGAACAGTTCCAGGACCTAATTAATAACCTTTACTTAAAATAGTTCTTGACATCTTCCTAAAACTCTAGTATAATATCTTTTCAAATTTGGGAGATACTATGCGTGATTTTCTTGAAAAGGCGAGTGCTGCATACTACTCGGGCTTTCCGTTAATTTCGGATGCAGAGTTTGATGCCCTTGCTAAAAGGTACAATTTTGAAGAAGTAGGATATCAGGTAACTGATGGGATTCCGCATATGTTCAAAATGTACTCCCTACAGAAAGTTTTTAGTTTAGATGATATTCCTACACCCAACTCAAAGTACCTATGTACTCCTAAGTTGGATGGTGCTGCTGTCTCTTTGACTTATATCAATGGACATTTCGCACTTGGATTGACTCGTGGGGACGGTAATCTTGGCCGAGATATTACCGACAAACTAGAACTGTTGGTTCCGAACAGCATATCTCTCAAGGGAGAAGTTTTCGTTACTGGCGAAGTAGTTTGCCCTTCGAATGTCACCAATGCAAGAAACGTCGCAGCGGGGTCACTGAATCTCAAGGATCTGGAAGAGTTCAAAACTCGTCCACTGACCTTCGTGGCTTACGAAGTACAAGGCGTTGAATACGAATTGTACACTGAGGCGCTTTCTCTCTTGGCCCAGGAAGGATTTAACACTGTTGATACCTTCGACTACCAAAACTATCCTACGGATGGCATGGTTTACCGTATCAACTCTCGTAAATCTTTCATTAAGATGGGATATACAGCTCATCACCCTCGAGGCGCTTTTGCTCTCAAAGAGCAGAAGGAGGGTGTATATACAGAATTGCTCGATGTTGTGTGGCAAGTAGGCAAGTCAGGGGTGGTCAGCCCAGTTGCTATACTAAGTCCAGTCGAAGTGGAAGGAGCCATTGTGGGCAGGGCTACTCTACACAATATCGAGTACATTCGCTCCCTGGAGCTAGAAATTGGATGTACAGTAGAAGTAATTCGGAGTGGAGAAATTATTCCTCGAATTTTAAGACGTGTTGACCATCCGAAAAATAGTTCTTGACTTTTACCTAACTTTTTCGTATAATATATTTTACTTTTTCGGAGAACCTAAATGCTGCGTGAGATTGTGCCTCCATCAGATTGCCCATCCTGTGGGTCTAGTCTTGAATGGATAAATCAACTTCTCTACTGCAAGAGTATTACTTGTCGCGCTCAAAAGCAAAAGAAAATCGAGCATTTTGCTAAAACTCTGAAAATCAAGGGCTTAGGCCCGTCAGCGATTGAAAAGCTGGGTATTCAGGATTTTGACCAGATTTATACTCTTGATATTGAGTACATGACTGAAGCTCTTAATTCTGAAAAAATTGCACTTAAGTTATACAGCGAGATAGACAACTCTATGTATGCTCCCCTGGACTTGGTGCTTCCTGCTTTTGGCATTCCTTTAATCGGAAAAACGGCAACGAAAAAGCTGTCTGAGACTGTTAAAAATATTACTGAAATTAATGCAGACACTTGTAAGCGTGCCGGATTAGGGCCAAAAGCTACTGAGAATCTTATGTTCTGGCTCATGGATGAGTACTACTCTTTCTATGGCAGTTGCCTGCCCTTCGATATGGAGTTTGCAGACGTACAGAAAGTAGAAAAGAAAGGAGTAGTTTGTATTAGTGGACGTTTGAAGAGTTTCAAAACCAAAGCCGATGCAACCGAAACTTTGTCAAGCCTGGGTTATGAAGTTAAGTCTAGCTTGACTAAAGACGTAACGATTCTCATAAATGAAAGCGGTATTGAATCGTCAAAGACTAAACAAGCCAGTGCATCTGGTGTAACTATTATCACGGATTTAAAATCCTTTTTGGAGAACTAAATATGGCACTTCCTAAGTGGACTGATGAGCGCACTGCTCAACTAACAGCTTTCGTTGGTGACGAGAGCCCTGTATCACAAAACACTGTTGCTGAAGCAGCAGACCAACTCGAAACTTCTACTCGTTCTGTTTCTAGCAAGCTGCGAAAAATGGGCTACGAAGTAGAACTGGCTTCTGCTCGTGCCTCTCGCGCTTTTAGCGAAGCTCAAGAAGCCACTCTTGCTGCTTTTGTTGCTGACAACAGCGGTGAGTACACCTATGCTCAAATTGCTGAGCATTTTGAAGGCGGCGCTTTCTCAGCTAAGTCAATTCAGGGCAAAATCCTGTCTATGGAACTTACTGAGCACGTTAAGCCTGCTCCTAAAGTCGAAACCGTTCGCACCTACTCTCCCGAAGAAGAGTCTAAGTTTATCGCTATGGTAAATGATGGCGCATTCGTAGAAGCTATTGCTGAAGCTCTCGACCGATCTGTAAACTCTATCCGCGGTAAGGCTCTTAGCCTGCTTCGTTCAGGTGAAATTGACGCTATTCCTCGTCAAGAGCACACCAAAGGTGGTGTCAAGGAAGATCCCTTGGCTGACCTCGGTGATGTGTCCGGAATGACTGTTGAAGAGATCGCAGAAGCTATTGGCAAAACTGCTCGCGGTGTTAAGACTATGCTGACTCGTCGTGGCATTTCTGCGGTTGACTATGACGGTGCTTCTAAGAAAGAAAAGGCTGCTAACTAAGTAGTATTTCTTTTTAGCAACCGTAGCGGGTGCGTTGCGGTTGCTTTTTTGTGTATTCGGGGAATTTAATTGAATATTGCTTCTGCATTAATCAAACAGATTATTACGCTTCGGGATTCTGATACCTGGAGCTATTTGCGTAAGCATTACTTACCCAATGAATACCACACCATCTTCAGTATTATAGATGGACACTCTCAGAAGTATCATGCTGTACCTTCGTTTGAAGATTTAAAGTATGAGATTCGAGACAGTGCTACACGCGAGAAACTTCTTGCTATCGAAGCACTGGAAGTTGAGGCAGACGCTTCTATGCTGCTTCAATACCTCAAGAACGAGTATACTCAAAAAGAGATTCTCGCCTCTCTTGAGACCTATATTGACCACTCCATATCTTTTGAAGATGCGGAAGAGTCAGTATCTCATCTGCACCAGATTGTTCTAGATATAGAAGAAAAAGTAGAGCTAGAGCAGCCCCAGGAAAGTATGCAACGTATTTCCCTGTTCCCTGCAGAAGAGGAAATGGAAAAGTACCTGCCCCTCGGCTTGAATACCGCATTCGACGAGGAATTCAAGTTTTCTCCCCGAGACTTGATTCTTGTCGGGGGCCGCCGCGGGGCAGGGAAATCCATCACGTGCTGTAACATTGCTAACAATGTTTACGAAAGTGGAAAGTCGGCAATCTATTTTACTATTGAGATGGATAGTCGAGAGATTTTACAAAGATGTTGTTCAATATCTACAGGCATTGCCCATGAAAGAATACGAAAGAGAAATCTTAGTCTTTTGGAATGGGAGAAGGTCGCGGCTTGGTGGACAAGTCGTTTTGTAGATGGGCAAGATAAATTGATGGACTACAAGGAGGATCATCGAGACTTCGATCGTCTACACTACGAACTCAAAACTAACTGTGAGCTTCTCCCGACTCAACAGTTAGATGTAGTCTACGATGCTTCTCTTACTTTATCAAAGATTCGAGCCGAGCTAGATAAGAAGATAAAAAGCGCAATGAATGTTGGTGTAATTATTGTTGATTATATCAACCAAGTAAAACGTTCCAACCTTCCATCTCGTGCAGGTCAGTATGACTGGACTGAGCAGATAGAAGTAAGTAAAGCATTGAAGTCAATGGCTCAGGAATATGAAGTACCAATCTATAGCCCATATCAAATTGATGCCTCAGGCGAAGCTCGCTTTGCCAAAGGTATTCTTGACGCAGCAGATGCAGCGTTTACTATTGATACTTGGAAAACAGAAGATGCGATTATGACATTTAACTGTACGAAAATGAGAAGTGGTAAGATGGGAACCTTCACTTCTTTTATGGATTGGGAAACTCTAAAGATAGGGCCAGAATCAGCACTTACACCAGACGAGAGGGAGGAAGAGGCCCATAAAACTGGTGAAGAAATAAACGACATCTAAAAATAGTTCTTGACACTCCTGCTGATTTTTGATATAATATATCTTCAATTGACAGGAGTTTTTTTATGGGACTTTACTATGGATCACTACGGCACACAACATCTGGACGACGTAAGCAAAGCACTAAGAAAAGGGTTAATAAATCTTTTTCCAAAGTTGTTAGAGCTGCAGCAGTATCAAGCAGCCCGTACCGAAGAGAAACACCACAGTACCCCTCAGCTCCCGATACAACTGGAGTTGCCGCTAGAGTGGAGCCTCCACAATACACAGGAACGCTTGTTAAAGGCATCGGAACCATGCACAAGTCCAATGCCGTACCTGTTATAGACGAACAACAAATGAAAGAACTAGCGAGTATGCGGCGTTAATGAAAGTTTTAAAAAAGACTGTGCATCGCACGATATTACATTTAGAAAAAGCCCTGCTGCTATTTATAGTTGCAGGTACCGTATGGGCGGCAGGGTTTGATATTGTAGGTATGTTCAGTTCCCAGGGTAAGATGGCCCTGGCGGATTTATTTTTGCTATTTATATACGCAGAGATATTAGGTATGGTAGGCGCATTTTACAATGACCATCGTATTCCAGTTACACTGCCTATCATTATTGCTATTACTGCATTAACGCGAATGATTGTACTAACAACAAAAGGTTCCGAGCCAGAATATATATTGTATGAAACTACTGGCATCTTTATACTCGCAGTTAGTGCTCTTATACTTAGCGCAAAAGATAGATTAAGTTTAGCGAAATTAAAATTAATCGAAGGAGAGAAAGATGGCCTTAGCAGCCGAACTTGAAGCTAAAGTAAGCCCATACTTTGACATACTTGAAGTAGCTATGGAAGAGGGAAACGTAGAGCTTGCAGAAATAATGTTAGCCCGCATATCTCCTTACTCTCATCTTTTAGATGACGAGCACATAGACTACTACTATAGTTGTCAGTATGGTTTAGAGCAAAGCTTATCCGATAGTATGGAGGAGTACTATAGCGAACCTACTGAATATGATGAATGGCAATCTTTTGACGCGGACTGTTAGTGAACGTAGAAGAATTATTACAATCCAAACAAGTACATTATGTTCCTAAGGGCAAAGACTATGTAGTATCTTGTCTAAGCCCCGAACATGATGACAGCAATCCCAGTATGCGAGTCGATCAAATTACTGGTATTTTTCATTGTTTCTCTTGTGGTTACAAGGGAAATTTATTTGTGCACTTCGGCGAAAGGGCAAGTTTTCTACACTTACGCAGGGAACTTGTGAAGAAGAAAATACGTGAAAAGAGAGCTGAAAGTGTAGGCTTGCCCTTTCCCTCAAGTGCATTACCCTATGTTGGAACATGGAGAAACATTAAAGCCGAGACTTATCGCAAGTTTGAAGCGTTTCAAGACCATGATGCTTTCATAGGTAGACTAGTCTTTCCAGTTCGTGATATATCTGGAAAGATTGTAGCATTTAATGCTCGACACATGACCGGAGGTACTCCGAAGTATCTCATTAGCCCTCCTGGGGCACGAATGCCTCTGTATCCATCGAAAGTAGCACCGATACAGGGCAGTGTCATTCTCGTAGAAGGAATCTACGATATGATAAACCTGCATGATAAAGGATTGACAAATGCAGTTTGCTGTTTCGGCACAAGGAATATTAACGAAGATAAGCTGTCTATTCTTCGGTTACAGGGAGTTGAGCGAGCAGTAATATTTTTTGATGGAGACGAGGCAGGTCAAAATGCCGCAGTAAAAGTTCGAGAAATGTGCGAAAAAGTAGATTTATTGACAGCAAATGTAAATATACCTGATACAGACCCGGGTGGTCTGTCTGAAGGACAAGTGGAGAAATTACGAAAAAAACTTTACGCATAGGAGTATGCAAATGACGAGCCCAAGGGTTGCTCTAATAGAAACCAAGCCAAGTAAAACGAATTTTAAAAGTGAATTTGATAACGCTTTTGAGTTTGACCAGTTCCAGCTATGTTCTGATCCTACACTAAAGAAAGTTTTAAAGCGTGACTGTGATATACAAATTGATACAGATAACTACGACTGGATTATTCTAGTAGGTTCTGATGCTCTTAAATACTTTACTAAGATTAACTCAGTAACAGAATACTCTGGTAAGAAAGTAGAAGGAAAGTATCTACCAGTAATCAATCCTGCTATGCTTGCTTTTAAACCTGAGGCAAGAACAACATGGGAATCTTCGAAAGAAAATATTATTTCTTATATTCGAGGAGAAATTGAAGAGGTCATCATAGATGATAGTATTGCATTCGGTATTCAAGACACAGAAGAAGCTAATAGATTTATTAAAGATGCGATTAAGCATCCAGGCAAATATATTGCTCTCGACTCCGAGACCACAGGACTTTATCCTCGTAATGGGCACATGCTTGGCATATCTCTATCATATGATGGTTTAAAGGGTGCATATATTGACACGGACTGCTTTGATGGAGATACAGAGCAGTTACTACAACTCCTATTTAATAACAAGACTGTAGTATTTCATAACGCCAAGTTTGATATGGCGTTCTTTGAGTATCATTTTAACTTTAAGTTTCCGAGCTTTGAAGACACCATGCTGCTCCATTACCTCATAGACGAGAATCCCGGAGGACATGGTCTCAAACAGTTATCACTAAAGTATACTCCCTATGGAGATTACGAAAAGCCAATGTTTGACTGGATTGACCAGTATCGTAAAGAACACGGTATTTTAAAGGGAGACTTTCAGTGGCAGTCTATTCCCTTCGATGTAATGAAAACTTATGCAGCAATGGATGCTGTATGTACTTTTCTCATCTATGAAAAATTTGTAAAGATTAAGCAGAACAAGAAGCTGGCATGGGTATACGACAATATTCTTATTCCTGGGTGTAGATTTCTCACGGACATACAAGACAATGGCGTTCCATTTGATCGTATTCGACTAGAGAAGTCCCAAGTCTTGATGCAGGAAGATATTGATAAAGCTATCGAAACTTTGTATGAAAATCCAAAGATTCGTAAGTTTGAAGAAATTCAAGGTAAAGAGTTCAACCCAAATAGCACACTTCAACTTCGTAAGTTGTTGTTTGATATGTTGGGCTTACGTCCTACAGGTAAGAAAACTGGCACTGGAGCAGACTCTACAGATGCGGAAGTGTTGAAAGAACTTGAGTCTCAGTCAGAAGTACCTGGACTTATTCTTGATATTCGTCAGAAGTCCAAAATCAAGAATACTTATCTTGATAAAATTATTCCTCAGCTCGACAGAGATAGTCGTTTGAGAACAAACTTCAATCTGCATGGCACGACTTCTGGTCGATTGTCAAGTAGTGGTAAGTTGAATATGCAGCAGTTGCCTCGTGATAATCCGATTGTAAAAGGATGTATCAAAGCGGCTCCAGGTCATAAAATTGTGGCTATGGACTTGACAACTGCTGAAGTATATGTTGCAGCAAAATTAGCAGAAGACGAAGCACTAATGAATGTATTTCGTAGCGGTGGAAACTTTCACAGTACGATTGCTAAAACAGTGTTTAAACTTCCTTGCCAAGTGGAACAAGTGGCGGAGCTATACGGCACACAGCGCCAAGCAGCTAAAGCAGTAACATTTGGTATTATGTATGGCGCAGGCCCGAAGAAGATTAGTGAGCAAGTTACTAAAGATTCGGGAACCTATTTTAGCCAGCAAGAGGCAAAAGAAGTTATTGATGATTATTTTCGATCTTTTCACAAATTGAGAAAGTGGATTGACGATAATCAAAAGTTCATTGAGCACAATGGATTTATATATAGCTTCTTTGGCCGTAAAAGGAGATTGCCGAATGTCTCATCTACAGACGCAGGTATCAAAAGTCATAGCATTAGGTCTGGTCTTAACTTTCTGGTGCAGTCTACTGCTTCTGATATTAACCTGTTAGGCGCAATAGATATGGGACAGTTTATTAAGTCTCAAAGAATGAAATCAAGAATCTTTGCATTAGTACACGACTCAATTCTGGCAGAAGTTCCAGAAGATGAAATTTCGTATTACTCTGAGATCTTGCAGAAGTTTGTTCAAATGGATAGAGGAGTATCTATTTCAGGCGCACCTGTAGGATGTGACTTTGAAGTAGGAGACGACTATTCTATGGGCAAATTTGAAAAGACGTATGATAATTACTTACAAAGAGATTAAAAAAGTACAGTTCCCTGTTTTTGTGATGCATAGTAGCAACTGGGAGACGGTGGACGGTATTCTATTTCTTGATAATGAAGTAGTTGACGATAAAAATATGCCTGGAGCTACTCTGGGCATTCGTCGTCTACAAACCCCTTTTACAGAGTTAGTTCCTCTTAAACACTCTATAAACTCTTTAATTGGAATATTGAAGCAGAACGCAAAAACTTTTATTGATAGTAGGGGAACTCCGTTTATATATCAAAAAACTTTAAATTGTTCGCTAAGGTATTACAAAATAAGAAAAATAGAGCAGAAGGAAGTAGCTTCTGTACTGTGGTTGAAGGATATAAATTTTCCTTTTACCATACCACGACCTCCACCCAAAGAAATGACTTGGGCAGGGGTTTTACACATGGGCGGACTGCCTTGGCTATTGTACGAGTATTCTGAAGAAAAGTTAAAAGACACTCGAAGAAAAGTATAATTTTATGGCTAGAAGAAAAAAGACTCTTGCGGGAGCAAATTTAGACTTACAAGAAATCGAGCCTCTCACTAAAAATCAAGTAATTGCATTTGAGAGCGATAAAAACTTAATGCTACATGGCGTAGCGGGCACAGGTAAGACTTTTATATCTTCATATCTTGCATTTGATGATATGGCAAAAGGTATATATGAAAAACTAGTAATTATAAGAAGTGCCGTTCCCACTAGAGATATTGGCTTTCTGCCTGGGAATGAAAAAGAAAAGGCTTCAGTATATGAAGAGCCTTACAAAGATATTTGTATTGAACTTTTCCAGCGCGGAGATGCTTATGAAATACTTAAAACAAAAGGATTAGTTCATTTTATGACTACTTCCTTTATTCGAGGAGTTACTCTGCGAAATGCAGTAATACTCATTGACGAATGTCAAAATATGAGTTTTCATGAGCTAGACTCAATTATTACTAGAATAGGGCAAGAGTGTAGAGTTATCTTTTGTGGTGACTTTCGACAAGCCGATTTAGCAAAAAATGGCTTAAAAGATTTTGTAAGAATCTTAAAAGCTATGAATGAATTTGACTTTGTTGACTTCGATATAAAAGATATTGTACGAAGTGACTTTGTTAAGCAGTACATCACAGCAAAAACGGACTTAGGATTATGAACGAAGGAAAACGAGTACCCTCAGTAGTTTTCAAAATACGAGTCCCCGATACGTCTGGCGCAGGGCGAGAAAACCCTTTTGTATGGAAAGATTCACCTACTTCTGAATTTTTTCAAAGCAAAAGAGTTTTAGTAATCTCCCTGCCAGGCGCTTTCACGCCAACTTGTAGCACCTATCAAGTACCAAACTTTGAAAAGAACTACAACAAGATTAAAAACCTGAATATTGATGAAATCTATGTAATTTCTGTCAATGATGCTTTTGTTATGCGGAAATGGAGAATTGACCAGAATGTAGAGAAAATCAAGTTTATTCCAGACGGTAATGGGCAGTTTACTCGACATATGGGTATGCTAGTGGATAAGTCAAACCTCGGATTTGGTATGCGCTCTTGGCGTTATGCTATGGTAGTAGACCATGGTATTATCGAAAAGATGTTTGTAGAGCCGGGGTATTCCGATAACGCATCGAAAGACCCATATGGTGAAACTTCTCCAGAAAATGTCATTAACTACTTAGAGGGTGCCCCACGGCGTCTATGAAAGCTGTAATTAGTAACCGAATTTATCTCGAAGTAACGCGAGATTATAAAGAGCAACTCAGCAAAGAGTTGACTTATAAAATTCCGTCACCGAATCCTAAAGATCCGCCCATTGTCATAAAAAATATGGCGCGGGTTCGAGAAAATTTGGTTACTATTCCTATCGGAAGAACAGATTTAATACCAGAGGACTATGAAATTGTTGACAAAAGGATTAGTATGCCTGTGGATTTTCCTGATTTTAAGTATCCTCTACGCGAGTCACAGCAAGCAGTCTACGACGAACTTGATGATAACTGTATCATCAATGCGTGGGTAAGTTGGGGAAAGACTTTCACTGGGTTGGCGATAGCGGGAAAACTCGGACAAAAGACACTAGTGATAGTGCATACTGTACCTCTAAGGAATCAATGGGCAAAGGAAGTAGAGAAAGTCTATGGAATTAAGCCTGGCATCATAGGAAGCGGTAAGTTTGAGATAGACGCCCCTATCGTAATTGGAAATACTCAGAGCCTCTACAGAAATATTCAGAAAATTAGGAAAGAGTTTGGAACAATTATACTGGATGAAATGCACCATGTAAGCAGTCCAACTTTTTCGAAAGTCATCGACACAAACTATGCTCGCTATAAAATTGGACTTTCTGGTACAATTGAAAGAAAGGATGGCAAGCACGTTGTGTTTCGTGACTATTTCGGAAGTAAGATATTCAAACCGCCAAGAGAAAACTTCATGACTCCAGTTGTGCATATTATGCGCTCTGAAGTGAGGTTTATGGACGGAGCAAGAATACCTTGGGCAAATCGTGTAACGGCTCTCGCCAACAATGAAGAATATCGACACAGTGTAGCCCTGCTCGCAGCATTTTATGCGTCGAAAGGGCACAAAGTCCTCGTAGTGTCCGACCGAGTGCATTTTTTACAGAGCTGCGCCGAACTCGTTGGAGAAAAAGCAATTTGTGTTACGGGTGTGGTACCGCACGAGGAAAGAGAAACGCTAATAGATGAAATTACTCATGGGAATAAGCAAATTTTATTTGGCACTCAAGCAATTTTTAGCGAGGGTATTTCAGTTAATGCCCTCTCTGTCCTTATACTCGGTACGCCCATTAACAACGAACCACTCCTCACCCAGCTCGTCGGAAGAGTCATTCGAGAACAAGAAGGAAAACAAACTCCAGTAATTGTAGATATTCATCTAAAAGGCAATACTGCAAAAAGGCAGGCGTCCAATAGAATGGGATACTATATGAGACAAGGCTGGAAAATATCCGAGATATAGGATAGAAAAATAGTTCTTGACATCAATCTAATTTTTTAGTATAATATATGCTTCTATACGACTGGAAAAAGATATATAATATCGCAAAGGGCCATCCAACAGGTATTTTTAAAATATTTGAGATGATGGTAAAAGGCTCTATACCCAAAAATAAGTATGACCCTATCTATAAGTATTATGGGAAAGATTTTAAGGGCGAGTCTTTTTTAGCGCATCCAGATGTTCTTTTATACAATGCGTTTAGACACTCTCGTAGAGACATCTCAATATACTTAGCTTTAGCAAGTATGAGGTCTTTAGGGGAATATTTCGCCTCTGGCGAAACAACACTAGGTCTCTTGGAATTACCATTAGATCCATTTCAACACTTAGAAAATCTAGAAGATAGGCTACTTTATATAGAAGGTGATAGATTATGCTTTTTGTATGAAGAAGTCCCACAGGAGAAAAAACAATGGCATTAAGTTTTAACAAATCAAAGGGCGCTGCTCAAAAATCAAATATCACCACTTTTAGCTATCAAGATGGTGATAACTCTATTCGTCTCGTTGGGGATATTCTCGCTCGATATGTTTATTGGATTACTGGTGAAAATGACAAGAACATTCCTTTAGAGTGTCTGTCTTTTGACCGTAACGAAGAGCGTTTCAACAACAAAGAAAAAGACTGGGTTCGTGAATACTACCCCGATCTGAAGTGTGGCTGGAGCTATGTGATGCAGTGCATTCACAATGGCGAAGTTAAAATCATCAATCTGAAGAAAAAGCTGTGGGAGCAAATTCTTACTGCTGCTGAAGATTTAGGTGATCCTACTGATCCCGAAACTGGCTGGGACGTTAAGTTCAAGCGAGTTAAGACTGGCCCTCTGCCCTACAATGTTGAGTATCAACTTCAAGTATTGAAGTGCAAGCCTCGTGCTCTTAATGATGACGAACTTGCTCTTATCGAAGGCTTGAAGTCTATGGATGATGTTATGCCTCGTCCTACTCCCGATGCTCAGAAAGAGTTGCTTGATCGTGTTCGAGAAGTCGATACGAATGAGATTGACGAAGAGGCGCTTGATAAGGAGTTTGCCATTTCATGATTCTATTTACGGCAGATTGGCACTTAAAGCTGGGACAGAAAAATGTCCCAGTTTCTTGGGCAATGAATCGCTACAAATTGTTTTTCGAGCAGATTCACTCTCTCGAACAGCAGTGCAATATGCACATTATTGGTGGTGATTTATTTGATCGTCTGCCGAACATGGAAGAGTTGGAACTTTACTTCTCGTTTATTCGGGAAGTAAAGATTCCGACTATTATCTATGACGGTAATCACGAAGCAACTAAAAAGAACAGAACATTTTTTACACAATTAAAGCAGGTTACTAGAGATATTAACCCTTTAGTACAAGTTGTAGATATTTCTTACATTGACCCTGATATGAAGTTTGGTATTCTTCCATATGCCGATCTTCATAGAACTGATAGTATCGAAAAGTTTGATACAAACTATCCGTTATTTACTCATGTTCGTGGCGAAATTCCTCCCCATGTCAAGCCAGAGGTGGACTTAGACAGGTTTGAAGATTTTCCAGTCGTTTTTTCAGGCGACTTACACGCACATAGTAATACTCAACGAAATATTGTGTATCCTGGTAGTCCAATGACTACATCTTTTCATCGTACTGAAGTTTCTACAGGCTATGTTCTTATCAATCCTTCTGATTGGAGTTGGATGTGGGATGCTTTTGACCTTCCACAACTGCTACGAAAAACAGTATCTTCTCCAGATGAGATGGAACCTACAGAGTTTCATCATACCATCTACGAACTAGAAGGAGATATTCAAGACTTAGCGAATGTAAAAAATAGTGAGCTACTTGACAAAAAAGTTGTAAAACGAAGCAGTGAAGCAGCACTGGTAATAAGTAAAGAAATGAGCATCCAAGAAGAGCTAGTAGAATATCTAGCATATATCTTGGAGTTAGAAGATGAGAAAATTCAGAATATAGTAGGCACTTTTAATGATTACGCTCAAAAAACTTCAATGGGATAACTGCTTTAGCTATGGGCCAGGAAATACACTGAACCTAGAAGAAAATACAGTAACTCAAATAATTGGTACTAACGGTATGGGCAAGTCGTCCATACCGTTAATTATTGAGGAAGCTCTTTTTAATAAAAATTCAAAGGGTATCAAAAAAGCAGATATACCCAATAGGTATGTAAACAAAGGCTACAATATAAATCTTGAGTTTACCAAAGACGAAGATGCGTATGTAGTTTCAATTGATAGAAAAACAAATATTAAAGTTGCATTTCTAAAAAATGGCGAAGATATATCTAGTCATACAGCAACGAACACGTTCAAAACAATTCAAGAAGTTATAGGCATTGACTTCAAGACATTCTCTCAGCTAGTATATCAGAACACAAATGCGAGCTTGCAGTTTTTAACTGCTACAGATACAACTCGTAAGAAGTTTCTGATTGACCTTCTGCACCTTGAAGAATATGTACAACTTTTTGAATTATTTAAAGAAGTATCAAAAGACTTATCCCTTGAGCTTTCTGGGATACGTTCTAAAATTGCAACAGTAGAAAAGTGGTTATCTGATAACAAATTGAGTGATACCAATATACTGCCTATGCTAAAAATTGAAAATGAGACGGAAGAACTTGAGAATGAATTCCGTTCATTAACGAAAGAAATTGAAAATATTTCGGAAAAAAATAAAAAAATCTCAAAAAATAATCAGTACATTGACCTGCTGAAACAAATCAATATTCAAGAGATACAAAACATTGAAGTGACCGCAAAAGAATCGTATGATACTTTGCAATCCGAACTCGGCAATCTCAACGGGGTCGTAACGGGGTCACGAAAAATGATGAAAAAACTAGAAGATTTAGGAGGAAAGTGTCCTACTTGTGAACAAAGTGTGGAGGAATCTTTTAAGCAGAGTCTGATTTCAGAGGAAGCTACAAGAATTTCCTACGCAGAGGAGAAAATGCGTGAAATTAGAACAAGAATTCAAGAAATTAAACGAAATAATGAGCGTTTCGATTACAAAAATAAAATGCAGAGAGAATGGGAAGAACTGTACCGAAGCATTGATCGAGATCTTCCAGTGGCCGTCTTGGATAAAGGAGAGCTTTCTACACGGCTACAATCAGTACGAACTGACTTGGCAAAAGCGAAAGAGTCTGTGGAGAGAGTATCGGCAGAAAATGAAAGAAGAACGAAACAAAACACGCGGATTCAAGTAATTCAAGAACAGACCGACAGCTTTATTGAACAGTTAGAAGAAGCACAAGAATCTTTAGGAAAAGTAGAAAGTGTATATTCTAACTTAGAAGTATTGAAAAAAGCATTTAGCACAAATGGCTTAATCGCTTACAAGATTGAAAATCTAGTAAAAGAGCTAGAAGAGTTAGTAAATACCTATTTGGGAGAACTTTCAGACGGGCGTTTCACTCTTGAATTTGTTGTAAGCAATGACAAGCTAAATGTGCAAATAACAGACAATGGAAACATTGTCGATATTCTTGCTCTTTCCAGTGGAGAATTAGCAAGAGTAAACACGGCTACTCTTATAGCAATTCGTAAGCTAATGAGTAGTATTTCTAAGTCACGAATCAATATTCTTTTTCTAGACGAAGTGATTAACGTACTGGATGAAACAGGTAGAGAAAAGCTCGTTGAAGTTTTACTTGGCGAAGAAAACCTCAATACTTATGTAGTCAGTCACGGTTGGACACATCCTCTGCTAGAGAAGATTGAAGTTGTAAAACGAGAAAATGTGAGCGCACTTGAATGAATCGACTAGCAGCACAGCGTAGAATGTGGATGTTACAGAAAGCAAAAGATCAAGACCTAAAGGAGGCACTAGATGAGAGAGCTGAGTCAGAGTATTATAAAAGCCTTGACGAAAAAATACGAAGGGCAAATGGCGGAAGCAGAAGCAAATGTAGCAGTATATATGAACAACCCAGCAGGGATCGGAGAGCATCCCGAAATTCTTGAGGCGATAGATTCTCAAGTTGCAAAATACGTGGAAGCTGAAGAAAAGCTCCATGCCTTGGGCAGTATTATAAATGGTTGATAGTAGAGCAAAGGGGGCAAGAGGAGAATATTTAGTACGAGATATGTTGCGGGTCGCAACGGGATTACAGTTTGAAAGAGTTCCTAACTCTGGAGCACTAGAATACCTCAAAGGCGATTTGTACGTTCCGAACGAAAAGAATAGATTTTGTATCGAAGTAAAAAACTATTCGGAATCTCCTCTAAGCGACAAAATATTTACAGCGAAGAAAACAAACAATCTTATTCGCTGGTGGAAAAAGGTGCAAGTACAGGCAGAAGGTGGAGATCAAGAACCATTACTATTCTTCAAGTACAATCGATCCCCTGTATTTGTAGTTACAAATTTACAGCCAAAGCAAAGTGAAGAATGGATGTTTATACAGTTTCTTAACTGTTTTATTCTTCTCGCAGAAGATTGGCTAGAGAATGAAACAGTGGAGTTTTTAAAGAATGGCATTCAGTTTCAGTGATAAAATTATAAATCCGAGTGATAAAACCACTCTGATTGTAGATGCACTGAACTTAGCTTTTCGATGGAAGCATCAGGGTCGCACAGATTTTCGTTATGACTATCAACGGACAGTTGAAAGTTTGGCAAAATCATATGACTGCAAAAGATTAATTATTGCAGCAGACTGGGGATCTTCTAGTTATAGAAAAGGTATTAATCCTGAGTATAAACAAAATCGAAAAGAAAAGTTTGCAGAACAAACTGAAGAAGAACGAATCGCATTTGAAGAGTTTTTCGAAGAGTTCGAAGCATCGCTAGAAGTACTCGAAGAAGCTGGGTATACAGTTCTTCGATACAAGGGTGTAGAGGCAGATGATATTGCTGCACACCTAGTAAAAGATAAAGATAAATACGGCTTAGAGTATATTTGGCTAATTTCAAGTGATCGTGACTGGGATCTTTTGATTCAAGAAAATGTAGGTCGATTCTCTTATGTGACGAGGAAGGAAGTCACGCTAGAGACTTGGAGTGACCATTATGAATGTTCTCCCGAAGAATATATCTCACTCAAATGCCTCACTGGGGACAAAGGTGATAATGTCCCAGGGATACCTGGAATAGGCCCAAAGAGAGCTGTACAGTTAATTCAACAATATGGAGATGCAATGAGTATTTATGATGCAACTCCAATTGATAGTCGGTATAAGTTTATTCAAGCATTAAATGAAAATGCAGAACAAATCTTAGAAAACTATGAACTTATGGATTTAATAACATATTGCGATGATGCAATTGGCGCTGATAATATATCAGATATACAAGGGAGACTATTAAGTGTCGTTTAATGTAACAGTAGATTATCGACGAGATAGGTATCTATCAGAGTTCAGCAAGAAAACTCTACAAGATAGGTATTTAATTGATGGGGAGATATCTCCACAAGACGCATTTGCACGAGCAGCAAAGGCTTTTGCCAACGACGAAGCTCATGCACAGCGATTATATGATTATGCTAGCAAACTATGGTTTATGTTCTCTACTCCTGTACTTTCTAATGGAGGTACTACTCGAGGGCTGCCTATTAGTTGCTTTCTTAACTATGTTGATGATAGTAGGGAAGGTCTTACAAATCACTACACAGAAAACGCTTTTCTTAGTAGTGTTGGCGGTGGCATTGGCGGGTGCTGGAACGGGGTTCGGAGTGTAGGCTCGAAAACGAGCAATGGCTCCGAAAGTACGGGGGTTATTCCTTTTCTGAAAGTTGTAGATGCAGAAATGCTGGCATTTAGCCAAGGCGTTACACGTCGTGGAAGCTATGCTGCATATCTTGACATTTCTCACCCAGAAGTAGAAGAGTTCTTAGATGTGCGTAAGCCTACTGGCGGTGACGTAAATCGTAAGTCTGTAAATCTTCATCATGGAGTAATTATTTCAGATGAGTTTATGGAGCTTATTGAAAGTGCTACGAGAGAAGAAGGGTTTGATGACTCCTGGGACTTGATTGATCCTCATTCTGGCAGAGTTACAAAGACTGTGTCCGCTAAAACACTTTGGGTAAAACTTATTCAGAATCGAGTAGAAACTGGTGAGCCTTATATTATGTTCAAGGATACTGTGCAGGATGCTTTGCCGCAGTGTCAGAAAGATAAAGGACTACAAGTACATCACTCAAATCTTTGTAGTGAAATTACTCTTGCGACGGACGACGAGCGTACAGCAGTATGTTGTCTATCAAGTGTAAATTTAGAAGAATTTGATGAGTGGCAGCATGACCCTCATTTTATTCCTGATCTAGTTGCAATGCTTGATAATGTACTATCACACTTTATTGAAAAAGCTCCAAATGAGTTATGGCGAGCTAAGCATAGCGCAGAGCAAGAACGAAGTATTGGGCTAGGAGCAATGGGGTTTCACGCCTATCTTCAAAGACATCATGTGCCTTTTGAAGGCGTAATGGCAAAGAGTGCAAACATGAGAATGTTTCGTCACATAAAAACGGAGGCACTGAATGCCACACGAAAATTGGCTGAAGAAAGGGGTGAAGCTCCTGACGCAGAAGGTTATGGAGTTCGTAATGTTCATTTGCTGGCTGTTGCTCCTAATGCTAGTAGTTCTATCATTTGTGGTAACACTAGTCCCAGTATTGAGCCTTATCGAGCTAATGCATTTACACAGAAAACTAAGTCAGGTTCCAGCTTACAAAAGAATGAGTACTTGGAACACATTCTTCAAGAACTAGGAGAAGATAACGATGAAGTATGGAAAAGCATTATTACAAACAATGGTTCAGTACAGCATCTTGAGTTTTTGGACGACTTTACAAAAGACGTCTTCAAAACCGCAGTTGAGATTGACCAAAGATGGATTATTGATTTTGCAGCCGATCGACAAGAACATATCTGTCAAAGTCAGTCCCTAAACGTATTTTTCCCTGCAAATGTATCAAAGCAGGAACTTCATGCTATTCATATGATGGCGTGGAAAAAGAAAGTAAAAACTTTGTATTATCTACGAAGTGAGGCGTATAAGCGTGCTGAAAATGTATCTGACGAAGCTCTTCGACAGTATATCTTTGAAAGCATGGATGAAGAGGGGTGTCTTGCCTGTGAAGGATAAAATAACAGTGTGGGGTACAGAAGATTGTCGCTTCTGCCATTTGGCGGAAGATCTGGCAAGAAGTAAAGGGTTTGAAATCGAAAGTATCGAAGCAAGCCAAGATATGATAAAATTTATGGAATTATTTCCCGGAGTCAAAACAGTACCTCAAATACTTATTGGAGATACTTGGATAGGCGGGTATAGCGACTTGAAAGAAGTCTTAGAGAGCATTTAATGAATTTACTAGCAGAAAGAGAATATTATAAGCCATTTAACTATCCGTGGGCATTTAAACATTATAAAACTCAGCAACACATGCACTGGCTTCCTGATGAAGTCAATCTTGCTGATGATTTGCGAGATTATCGAGATAGGTTGACTCCTGAGAATCGTCGACTTATAAATCAGATTTTTCGATTTTTTACGCAGGCTGATGTAGATGTTTGCTGTGGGTATGCCAAGCATTATCTGCCAACATTTAAGCAGCCTGAAGTAAGAATGATGCTATCTGCTTTTGCAGCAATGGAAGCAGTGCATCAAGAAGCCTATTCACTATTGCTAGAAACTCTTGGTTTTGGTGACGGCGAATACCAAAAGTTTTTTGAACATAAAGCAATGATGGATAAGCACGAGCATCTTTCCAATTTTGGAATGGATACTCCAATGAATATCGCTAAAACAATGGCAATTTACTCTGGATTTACTGAAGGAGTACAATTGTTTAGTAGTTTTGCGATTCTACTGAACTTTCCAAGACATAACTTGATGAAAGGTATGGGGCAGATTGTTACCTGGTCGATTCGTGATGAAACATTGCACGTTGAAGGTATGTCACAGCTATTCCGCACTTTTATTCAAGAGAATCCCGAGCTATGGAATGATGATTTAAAATATGAAATCTACTGTGCGGCAGAGCGTACTGTAGAGCTAGAAGATGCTTTTATTGATTTGTGTTTCGAAGGTGCGGAAGTACCTGAGCTAACACCAGAAGAAGTAAAAGAGTATATTCGTTATATTGCAGATCGTAGACTCCTTGGCTTAGGAATGAAGAAAATCTTTGGAAGTGAGAAAAACCCTCTGCCTTGGCTTGACTATATGTTAAACGGTGTAGAGCATACTAACTTTTTTGAAAACCGTGCCACCGAGTATGCGCGCGCGAGCACTACCGGAAACTGGCAAGACATCTTTAAATAGGAATTCTTATGGCAAATGAAAGTATCAAACTTGACCTATCTCTACAAGAAATTAATATAATTCTTGGAGGACTGGGAGAGCTTCCAGCAAAACAAAGTATGGGAGTGATTAGTAAACTTCAACAGCAGGCACAACAGCAAGTTGTACCAGAACCTGTTGCAGCGGAAGAGGAAGGGGCTGAATAGCCCCTTTACTTTTATTGTTATTGTTATTTTATGGTAAAGCTAATATCCAGCTAGTGGCATTTTTACACGCATTAAAATCTTAATGTTGAGGCGAACCAAGCGTCACTATAGGTGCCGCCAAATTCTGGAGGGTTTTCGGTCGTTGATGTAGATGTAATCTTGTATTGAATCGCCGTAGACGATCTATAAGTCCCGCTAAAAAAAGTGGCTCCCGCTAGCAAATACCCACTTCCCGCAGTCATATTCACTCCGTCATCATCCAAGTGGCCCGTAGCAACAATTAACTTAGTGCCTGAAGTGCTTGAAAGGGAAGGTGGGTTAGGCATTCCCGAAGAGTCAGATGTTGAGCTACTACCTAATAGTGACGTATTGGTATTTCTAAAAACAGCCCCCACTAGACTGTAATAGTCACTCCCACTGTTTGTACTTAAACTATACGGGTTTGAATCGTTAGACGACCATATTCCGTAGTAGACACCGTATTGCGGATTTCTAGCTGTAGGGGCTGCAAATGCAGCATTTAAAGAGGACATACCTGTTATTTCGTATCCAGACTCCGGCCCCCTTCTCTTCGCAGTAATAGCAATAACAACTAAGTCTCCAGCTTGAACCCCTGCGCCAGTAATATTGAGTGGGTTACTAGAATTCCAATCCCTTGGTCTTTGATAAGTTAAAGTCGCAGAACCAACAAAAGACGCAGCCGAGCTAGCACCGTAAAAATCACCAAAGTCTATCTCTGTTCCAGGCGATGTATTAATAGTTTTTCCAGACGCGGGTGTTAAGCCCCGAATATCAGAATCGTTTAGAGACGCCTGAGTGCCACTAGTGCCGCCTGCCTCAACGTGAATATCGTTTAAACTAATTGAGCCGCTAGTCTGAAGAGGCATTCTTCAGCTCCTCTACTTCTGCTTTAAGGTCTTTAACAGCTTCAATCAAATAGCCAACAATATTTCCATACGCTACTGACAGGTACTCGTTAGAGTCGTTGACAAGCTCAGGCGCAACCTTCTGAAGTTCCTGAGCAACTACACCAGACGACTGTTGCCCGTTCATCACGAACGAGACGCCGCGCATGTTGTAGACCTTGGAGCCGTCGAGGGTTTCGATGTCCGACTTGAGTCGCTCATCCGAGTAGCCTGTGACGTTACCAGTCGCGAGGATGTTACCGGCGATATGAAGCTTCTCAGTAGGGGTCACGCCAACGCCCAAGTTGCCGGTGCTAGTGATACGGACGCGCTCGGTAGCGCCAGCGGTAAACGTCATCGCGTCATTGTCGTGCTCATAGGTAATCCGTCCAGCAAACGTGCCATCGCCGAATGTAATTGCGCCGTCTGCGGTGGTGCTTTCGCTGTGAATCAAAATGCCGCCAGAGCCAGCCGTCGATACCTGAAGATTTCCAATGCTTGTATAGGTTTGTCGAGGAATGTTGCTGGTTGCGATTACTGCTCCAGTGCTTTTGTGGACTGTTAATCCTGCGTCTGGTGTTGAGTCACCAATGCCAACGTTACCGCTGGAGGTGATGCGCATACGCTCGTTCGCGCCTGATGTGCTGAACGTCAGCGCCGTGGTGCTGTTGGCGCGTATGTTTACAGCAGAGTTGTTCCACACGATCTTCCCGTTCTCGGTGGTGCCGTCTTCCTGACGAAGCGCGATGGTGCCGAAGTTACCGGCTGACGTATCAGCGTTCAGCATCAAAGTGCCGCCAGAACTGTTGGAGGCTACGTGAAGCGGGTAGGAGGGGGTGATCCCACCGATTCCCACGTTACCGGCGGTGTTGATACGGAGCGCCTCCTCACCTACTGATGTCTCAAACTTGAAGGTGCCGTCAACATCATTACCGGCGATGAATGTCATCACTTTGCCAGTGTCGGGGGAGGATACGTCGTTGCGAATCCCCGTGTTACCTGCTTGATCCTGATAGAGTATGAAAGAATCGGCTGCGTTCTCGTTCTTCAGGTCCACCCGCGCCCAGTTAGCTGCGTCGTCGTTGGAAAACACACGCAGACCTGACTCGTAAGCGTTCCCAGTGTTCTTAATGGCCAGTTGGTTCGTGCCGGGAGCAGTTGTACCAATCCCTACGCGGCGATCCGAGTTGATAGTGACAGCAGTCCTGTCGTTACCGGCAGAGGAACCTACGTTAAACTCCCACCCGACCTGCGAGCCGTTGCTTCCCGGACTTGTGGCGCGAATAGAACCTTTGACTCCAGCGCCAGCGCCCGAAGCGTCGGCAGAGTCTACAAGAAGCCCGCCCCACTCAGTGCTCAGGAAATTAGTTGCGGCGTTCTCTAATCCAATGTACGTCCCTGATGACTGTTCCTTTGCGTCTAACGAAAGTGTGTACGATGGGGTAGGCGCACCAATGCCAAAGTTGCCATTGGAGTGGACGCGAGCCTTCTCAGAACCGCCCAGAGAAAACGACAGCCTACCGTTGGACAATTCGTTGTTGAAGTC